CCCTCGTGCCGCCGAATCTCTACGACACGATTCTCGGCGATCAGCAGCCGGTTCAAGCGGCGGCGGGAATCGAGAACCTTGCGTTCCGGATCAGCGACACGCCCGCTCTTCTGTACGAGACGATCGCGGTAGGCGCGGGTGGCAACTACGTGAACCTGGGCGCGTACACGGCTCCGAATCAAGGTCGGCCCTGGGGCCAGGCGATCGGTGGCTTCACCAATTTCAGCGACAGACGTTTCCCCTGGGGAGCGAGCCAGGGTCTACCTCCACTCAATCTGCTTGTGGAGGGGCCCGGGTTTCTCGCTGGGTGGGCGAGCATAGCGCAGAGCGCAGGCGTCACGATCACGGCTCCGACTGATCCGGGTGCTCTCCCGCAAGAGTGGCGCTTCATCGCTGCCTACGGGACCGCGGCTCTTCCATGGCGTATAGCCATGGCGCTCGACGTCGAAGTCTTGGGTGTGACGGACGTGGGCGGCGGACCTCCGCAGGTCGGAGGTGGACGATGAGCCTGAGCTACGTGATTCCCACCCCAACCGCGCCTCAACAGTCACCTCCGACGGCGCCAGCGACGACCCTGCCTCCGGGCGTGTGGATCGAAGGCAAAGCGGTCGCTGCGATCGCTTTCGGAGCTGGGCTCGTGGGAGCCGCCGTCACTTACGCAGTCGTGAGCAGCAAGAAGAAGAAGAGGACCTGATGAACGCGTGGAAAGAGATTGGACTCGGCGAGGTTCCGGCCCCGATCGCGCGCGCGGGTCTCGGGAACGTTCCGCTCAAGCTCGGGAGACACTGGTACGTCCAGTCGAACGGCAAGACGCTTCGCGCGCCGGTAGCGGGTCTGGGGGACACGGCAAGTCTTCAAGATGCTGCGCAGGTTGCAGCCAACGCGATCGACGCCGATTCAAATTACTGCACGAACGTCAGCGTCAACGGATCGGACGTCAACGTGTCCGTCCACGCGTTCAAGGTGGCGTGGAACGCAGAAGACCCAGGCGCATCGGGTCTGCCGACGCTCGCGTACAACGGGCGCTACGATCAGGACTGCGCGAGCGCGCTCGCCAACGCGCTCGGCGGGATGAACGGGTCGCTTGCGACCGTGCCCGCCGCGTGCACTTACGGCAGTGGAGGAGGAGGCGGCGGAGGTGGGGGTGGAGGCGGAAGTCCGCCTGTCGTCGTCACCCCCTCTCAGCCGACCAACCTGACACCGTGGATCGTGGGCGGCGCCGTCGTCGTTGCCGGCGGCGTCGTGGGGTACGCTCTCTGGCGACGGCACAAGCGAAAGCGTTGAGGAGCCCATGAACTCGTACAGCGAACTGAAAGCGGACATCGCCAAACTTTCTGCACGGCTTCAGCTCGTACAGGGCCAAGCTTCGCCACTGGTCACGGCCCTGGGCAACTGGGTGAGCTACGCCGGCCGAGCCGGCAGCTCGACCACTCGTCAGCCACTCCCCAGTGCGCAGACAGCGCCTGCTCTCACTTGCGTTCTCGCGGCTGCGTTGAAGGCGACGCAGACGGGAATCTTTGAGGTCAAGCTATCCATCGGATTCAACAGCAACACGAGCGGAGACATCGTCCTGGTGCAGCTCGTGGGTTTGCAGTCCTCTGGAGCTGGCGTCATCGGCCCTGGAGGAAGCTTTACCGCTGCCGGTATATCCGGCGCGAACGCAAGCAACCCGTCGAGCGGCGTTCTCGGAGCCGATGCTGCGGGTGGAACCGGTCTCACGTTCGACGGAACGCCCCTCAATACCCCTACGGCCACCTACGGATCGAACAGCACTACCGGCACAACCGTCACTGCGCAGCAAGCGGGCGGCGGCAACGCAGCCTACGCGTGGTCGTTCGCAGGCAAGGTTTCTGCGAGTCCAACGACAAAAACAAAGGTCCCGTTCACCATCGGAAACAACGTGTGCTTCGGGGTTCTCCTGCAGGGCACCAACGTCGATTCGATCGGGCACGCGTCACTCGATGTCACCGAATGGCCGTACGGCTGAAAGAGCAGAAACAGATGGATCCGAAAGTTCAGGCTGGCGTCATGGGTGGTCTCGGTGGAGCTCTCGTCGGCTCGATCATCGGGTACCTCGTCAACAAGGGGAAAGGCGCCGGCATCGGCGCGGCTGTCGCGGGAGTCGCGGTGGGCACCACTGCAGTTCTGATGACGCCTTCGCCGTCGACCACGACGACGACGGGTACCGGCGCGCTGCCGAATCGGTTCCGTCACACCGGAGTTCTGCCGGGCAAGATCAACCAGCAGCTCTGATCGGCGCGCTTGACAGACTGAGCCGTCCGTCCTTAGGTTCAGTCGATGGCATCCAAACGTGGATTCAGGGGCATGGACCCTGAGAAGCAGCGCGCGATCGCGAGCAAGGGGGGCAAAGCCGCCCACGCGCAAGGTCTCGCTCACGAGTTCTCCTCTGAGGAGGCAAGCGAGGCTGGCACCCGTGGTGCGCAAGCGATGCTTGCCAAGCACGGACCCGAGCACATGGCGCGTATCGGTGCGCTCGGTGGAGCTGCGCGCGCGCGCAGAAAGGCGGAAGGACGATGACTCTCTCGGCTCCCGTAGTCGTGGTCACGATACTGAGTCTCGTACTCGGCTTCGTGACCCATGGCGTGCAGTCCGGCTCGCTGCTGGGGATCAAGACGATCCCCCAGCCGTGGCTTCCGTACCTGACGATCTTCGGAACGTTTCTCGGAGGCACGGTCGCCTACTTCACGGGCCTGGGAACCTCGATGCGGCTCGACGCTGCGACGATCTTCTACGGCGTCGTGGCAGGGTTCACGGCGCTCCTCGCGAGCTCGACGCCTGGAATTGTGATCCATGCGCACGTGACGCTTCCTGCGAAGCTTCTGGCGATGCGCGCCGCGAACGACGCCGCGAAAAAGGCGGCGGCGTGACGGGTCAGCTCTGCGTCTTCGAGCACGAGGGATGCACGCACGTCGCGGCCCTCAAGAGTCGGAACACCGACTACACCCTCGCGTGCGTGCCTTGCGCTCGCAAATGGGCGCAGGCCGAGCCTGGAGGCTGGCAACCCCTGACCTCTCCCACCGGAGACAACGTCGTCTTGCTGGCGGATCTCGAGAAGCCGCCGAGCTCGCTCATCGTTCTCGTCGAGAAGCAGTCGCGCGATCCCCAGGGTCGCAAGCGCCGTACGAAAGACTTCTCGCTCGGGTACGTGCTCGCCGTCGGACCCGGCGTAGCGATGCGCAAGAACCCGCATGCCGTAGGGTTCGACGGCCGAGCCACTTCGCGCGTCTACAAGGGTCGCGGCGGCATCGGCGTGAACGAACCCATGGTCTCGAAGGTCGGCGACCGCGTGATTGTGCGGCACGTATACGAGGTCGCCTCGACAGAGTGGCGAGGGCTACTCATCGCGCACGACTTCGATGTTCTTGGCGCGGTGGAGGACGAAGCAGCTCAGTAGGAGTTCAGAAGTGAAAGCGACGTTCGCGATCCGGTGCGCAAAGTGCGGCAAACTATGGATCGAGGTACCGATCCCGGAGCAGGGCGGCTTCGCATGCCTGAAGCTGGATCGCTTGGGCAAAGTCGGTCACTTCCACGTCACATGTCCGAATCGATGCGGCACCGAAGCGTGCTGCTATTACCCGCAATACGAGAGCATCGAAGTCATATCCGACGAAGAGCGAGCGAAGCTGCCGCCTGGATCGTTGGCCATCCACACACCACCAGAGGTTCAATAAAGACCATGAGAAGAATGTTCCCCGGGGCCTTTACGGGCCTCGTGTCTGCAGCTGCGGTCGTTGTCTGCCTGCTCATGCCGCACTACGCGTGCACGCCTGGCGGCGGTATCCCTCCGCAAACCGCTACCGATGTCGTCGTCGGCTTGAACGCCGCCGAGTGCATCCTGACTACGTACTCCGCCGACATCGCGAGGGGAGAGGCCGAGACGGCCGCCATCGTCGACACCACGATCAAGTGCGGAGTGACCGCTGCGCAAGCTACAGGCCTACTCGGTGCGCATCGCAAAGCGATGGTCGTCGAGGGCTACGTCGTTCGGCCGGACGGGGGCAAGTGATGGTCACCGTCGTTCTACTCAACGAGGGTACAGACGCCTCACCCATCGCGGCGAGCATCACGCCGGAATGGCTCGCTGCCGTTGCAGCGGCGGCAACCATTCAGCTCAATCGTGACGTCGCCCCCGCATGGGGCGGCTCCTACTCCGTTCGCGTGGGTTCGGATCCAACGGACATCGCTCCGGGTGAGATCGTTTACTCGCTCGTCGACACGCTTCCTGAGGCGCCAGGAGCCGTCGCCTATCACGATCGCACCGGCACTGCGGTTCCGTTCGCACTGCTCGCGCTCTCGACATGCAACACGCTCACTGACGTATCGATCGGTATTACGCACGAGCTCTGCGAGATCGCGGGTGACGCAGCGTGCAACGAGTGGCGCGACGACGGACAGGGTAACGAGTACGCGAATGAGACCTGCGATGCTGACGAGGCGCGGAGCTATCCCATCGACAGCATCGCCGTGAGCGCGTTCGTTCTACCGGCGTTCTTCTCACCCGGATCACCGGGTCCGTACACGTTCCTCGGATCGATCGGTCAACCCGACGCCGCGGGTCCGTTCCAGACGATGTATGGGGGCTATCAGATCAAGCGCCAAAGCGGAGGCGGTGAAGCGCAGGTGCAGGGCGAGGTACACCCGTTGAGGCTGGCGCGTAAACAGCACTGGAACTCACGCACGTATCGCAGGGGCGTGCGGCTCTAGCTCTGCGGAGTCAGACTCAAGAAAGGAGAGTCCCATGCCCATCGATCCGGAACTCGAGAAACTTGGCCTCGGCCTGCTCAAAGACCTAGGCCGCGTAGGTCTGAAGGCCGCTCTCACGGGCCTGGACAGCGCGCTTTCCGACGTCGGGGGTGTTCTCCGGGAGGGAGTCCGCCGGGTGGAGGGGACGCGTAAGAAAGTCCGTACGCGCATCCGCGACGTGCAGCCGGCGCGGCCGTACACCGCTGACGACGACGATCGGGACGAGCCGTGAGAACGGCCGACGCTAACGTGAGGCGATTCTTCAACCGCCCCCCAGAGACGAGCGGCGAAACCATTCCAGCTCCGGCGCCGCCTCCGAATCCGGAGCGCCTTGCGGAGCTCGAGGCGCTTCGGGGTGAGGGAGGGACGTTCGCCGTTTCGCTCGGCGCTGATCACACGATTCTCGTGAACCTACCAGAGGGCTACAAGCTCGCGATTGCCTCGGTGCCAGCCTCGAAGAGGCTGCAGGTCTTTCCGATGGTGCCCAACGGGGCGCAACTCGCGCAGTCGATCGTCGTCTGCATGGCGCCTCTCGAAGAGCCGATCCATGGGCTCGAAATGGAGCACGTTCGCTCCAGCTCGACGGCGCTGACACACGAAGAGCCTCCGACGTCGCGAGTCCTGGGGGGCTTGCGCGACCTCATCATGAGCCAGCTCGCGTCAGACGGACCGGCGCGCTTCGCCATCGCGGGCGAGCTGTCCAGCATCGCTTCGCAGCTGCAAAGGATGTTCGCCGACAGCATCGCGGACGTCGCGGTACGGCGAGGTGCAGCGCCGATCTTCGGTGGACACCCGCTCGGCCCCATGGGGGCGTTTCTCGGTGGCGGAGCCCCTCCCGCCGCCGGAGACAATGACTTCGCCAACATGATGCGCGAGCTCATGATGGTACTGCAGGGTCAGAGCAAAGCAGCGGAAGCGAAGAACGAAGCGACCGAAGCGCGCATGTCGCATTCGCTCATGATGGGCGATATCGAGATGATCCGGACGATGCAGCAGAACAACACATCGACTCCGCAGCTCGATCGCCGTCTCGATCTTCTTTTGAAACGATTGGAGGCCGACAATGCAGCATTCGCAGACAAGCACGGGCCCGGCGTGGTACCTCCCGACGTTCTACGGGGACATCCGCCTGACGGCGCAGGGGGAAACGACGTCAGTGGAGTGGAAGAATCTCACGGAGGGTGAGCGGCGAGCGCTTACGGTGCTGCCCGACAAGTTCGCGAACTACGGCATGGGTACGCTCGACGCGGCGTTCAAAGACGGTCGGCCGCTCGACAAGGCCACCGTGACGATCGCTGCTCCGATCGCCAAGGTCGAGAACACGATCGCCAAGGCGATGAAGCGTGGGCGCAAGCTTCTGTCGGCAGTCGTCTTCTCGGGCGGCAAGATCGAAGAGGTCCACCGCAGCGAAGAGGGGGCGGCACGTAGCGGCCTGCTCGAGAAAGCGAAGGCCGCCGTCACGGTCGCGCAGCCGACGATCGGCTGCCCGGTGCCCGAGTTCGAACGCGCCGAGATCCGCGCGACGCGTGTGCTCCGCGAGTTTCTCACTCCTCGGCAGCTCATGGACTTCGAGACCACGCAAGGCTTCGTCGTTCAAGGTGCCGACACGGGGCATCGGTACATGCTCGTCAGCCGGCACTCTCCACTCACCAGGGAGACCGGCGGGCGCAGCGTCTACGACGTGACTGAGGGGCGACCCGTGTGCGTGCACGACTGGTCGGTGCCTGCTTCCGAAGAGCTTCTCGAGCTCGCGCTGTTCCTTACGCTTCCAGGACACGAGAAGTACGTACGCAGCTTGCCCGAGGCCTGACCGAGGCGCACGATCAGGGTCATGGCAACCGTCGTCGCTCCCCTGGTCGTGTGCGTCGCTGGCGCGCTACTCTTCGCGCTCTCTGCGAACCCGAAGCTTGCTCGCATGGGTGAGCTCGCGTTCTTCGTGGGTCTCTTCTGGCTCGTCTACTGGGTCGGTGGGAAGGCGATTCACTTTGGCTGATAAGCACTACCCGTGCGCGTACTGCGGAGCTCTCACGAGCATGCCGCCGACGCTCTACACGCGCACGCAGAAATACGGGCCTCCGTGCTGCTCGCAAGAGGTCTGCCTCGACAAGTGGGCCACGATCCCGGTGGCCAACGTCGCGCCGGAGCTTCTAGCGGAGGCCCAACCGTTCACCGATCAGTACGGCGACGACGTGACGACTGGGAAGCAGTCGCCGCAAGCGAAGAGGTCCTCATGACGCCGAGGAAGTGCAAAGAGCACGAGTACAGACCGGGCGAGTTCGCCGACGGTCCGCGCTACACGCGCGCTTTGATCGAAAGCCGCTCGTGCTGGCGCTGCTGGCTCTGGAGCGTTTGGGGGAGGATCGCGTATGCCTGGTCCTGAGCTCGAGTTGGCACCGAATGCGTGCATCGTGTGCGGCAAGAAGCATCCTGGCGGCGAGAACGTTCCGGGGTGGGCTTACCTGGCTGGCTCGATTCCGATCGGAGCTATCGCGTGCAGCTCGAAGTGCATGGAGACCGCGATCGACCGACACAAGCGCGGTCTACGTGTCGACGGCAAGGCCAAGACGCCAGGTACCGATTCACCGACGCAAGAAGAGGTCTACGCGACAGCGATGCCGGATTGGACTCGCGAGAGTGACTACTGGTACTGCCGCAACCATCCTCAAGGCGAAGAGCTCGCAAACGTGATCACACGTGCGCAGTGCTGGGGATGCGGCAAACCGCGCGTCATCCGAGCGAAAGCATGATCCCGTTCCAGGACCACTTCGACTCGATCCTCTGCCTCAACCTCGACGATCGCCCTGACAGGTGGGCAAGCGCCTGCAGCGAGGCTTTGCGCCTTGGAATCACGAAGCTTCAACGCATCTCAGCGACGCCCCACCGCGAAGGCCACCGCGGAGCCGCCATCACGCACACGAGCGTCTGGAAGCGCATCGCCGGGGGCGAGTTCGGCAACGTCGTCCTGGTCCTGGAAGACGACTTTCTGATGGTGGACGCTGAGTCGCTCGTGCGCGCCGGCTACGCGCCGACCTCTGACGAGATGCGGATCTTCTCCTCCCTGCAAGGGGACCTCTCGCAGCGCTTCGATCTCGTCTACCGCGAGATCCCTCCCGACTGGGACATGATCTTCCTCGGCGGCGGCTACCAGAAGAAGCCTTTCGGCCTGGTCGCGCCGCACGTCGTGCGCACAGCCGGCATGCTCGGGATGCACGCGTACGTCCTCAACAAGCGATCCGCAGCGGCCCTCGATTGGGACTTTCAGTGCCTCTACCCAACGAACGACTGGCCGCTCGCGATCGACTGCACGATCCTGCCCGTTCTCGCCAAAGGGATGCGCTTCTACGTGACCTCGCCGCGCTTCTTCGTGCAGCGCCCGAGCCCGAGCAGCATCCTTCCGTCGGAGCCTGTCCCGAAGTGGTTTGCGACGTCGTACGTGGATGCGGCGCATGAGAAGATGGTGGGGCGATGAGCGCTGCGTTCGAAGCAGGTGCAAGGATTCTTGCGCGTAGACTCGCGCAGGCTGTCGATCAAAAACTGAAAGAGCCGCGAGACCCGAAAGACCCTCCGACGGACGGACAGGTTGCCGTGATGGTCATCTTCGATGAGCTGGCGAAGATGGGATACACTCTGGAGCGACGATGATCCGCTGCACGCTCGCCGATCTCGAGAAGCGCCTCGTACCAATCCTCGAAGAGCTCATGACGAGCGATCTCGAGCGCCGGCCGTTCGTCGTGGTCGAAGAGCCGCTGACCAAACGCTTCGTGCAGTACATCCGACGCTACAAGCCTAAGACGGGAGAGCTTCTCTTCGACGTGCCGGCGCTCGGGATCGTGCTGCAGCCGTGCACCTCGCCGGTCGATGGTGCGCAGCTAGCGTTCGCGACCATGCGAGGCCGTTTCGAGCTTCCGTACGACGCGGAGTTCACGATCCAGGTCGACGGCGATCCGACGAACTAGCTTCGCCAAACCACTCAGCCCCTACGACCTCGGCCGCTTCCGCGATCTCTTCCTTCTTCCGCATGTCGTACCGGGCCGTCGTCGCCTCGTTGGCGTGACGCGCGAGGTTCTTCGCCATCGACAGGTCGCCGCGCTTACGCAGGAACGCCGTCACGTACGTGCGCCGAAGGTCGTGCGGCGTGAAGTGCGCAAGCTTCGCTCCGTCGCCGACCTCCTGCAGGAGCTTCCACACCTGCCACTTGGAGATCTGCGCCTGACGCACGCGCTGGGGAGTCGCGTAGGAGAACATCGCCGAGTGCGCGAAGGGGACGCGCGAGCGCTGCGCGATCCAGCTCTCCAGGCTCGCGCCGACCCACGCATCGATCGGGTGCACGACGACTTTGGACCCCTTGCCGTGGATGAGTAGGTGCCGCGAGTCGTCCGCGAGGTCGGCCACCCGTAGGCGAACAATCTCGATGCGTCGGAGGCCGGCGCCGAGGGCGCTCGCGATCATCCCCCAGGCCAGCGCGCCATAGAAGGCCGGTTGTCGGTCGCACCAGGCGCGCAGCTGGCCGATCTCTTCCTTCGAGAGCTCCCGGCCGCGGATCGGACTCTCACCCTTCACGGGGCCCCACGACGTCACCCGTTCGAAGCGGTCGCCGTCGATCTGGCCAAGGCGCCAAGCGGTCCGAAGCACGCTCCGCAGGATGCTGAGCGTCGTGCGCGCCGTCGTGGGTCCATACGTCTCGAGCAGCGCGGCTCGCGCTCGCGTCCCTCCGTCGGCGGTGAGCATGTGCCATGGGAGCGTCTCCCACTCCGACGTGTCGCGGTCCAAGGCCGTCGCGACGCGTTTTAGGCAGGCACGCACTGTCGCACGGCTCTCATCGCTGCGCAGCGTCTCTAGGTAAACAGTGACGGCACGTCGCCCAACGTCAGGCGATGGCTCGTCTCCTCGTCGAAACGCGACGATCGCCTCCCTCCCCGGCGATACCGGCTCGACGATCGCCAGTGCGGTGCTTTCGTCTCCTGCAGCGGATGGCGTTTCGGCTGCAGGAGAGGGCGCCAGATCGGTGCTTTCAGCGGCATTCATGGCCCTTGCAACGTAAGGCCTATTATCGTGACCCGTGAGCCCGGTAGCGCAGAAGACGAAAAGTTCAATGATTTAAACACTTTGCAAGCTTTTTCGAGGCCGTGTCTGCCATTAGATTGTCGAGTCCGCTTTCGCTCGAACGGCCGGAAAGCCCGCCGCGGGGAAGGCTCCAATGGCCCTCCGCGCCGCACTGTCGCCCGCGAGACGCGCGATCGGAGATCGGTACAGGGGTCGGGTACCCCAGACCGGTGGACGCGCCAGCGAGGCGCTAGACTATTGATGAGCTTGCTACAGCCACACTGGAATCACGGCCGAGTGAATAGAGCCGGCGGACGCTCGTCTAACCTACATGTGCAGCCGAAAGCGTTGCGTGGGGCCTGAGACGCACGCCGCGCATTGCCACCGCGACCGCCCGGCGTGCATGTGGCGCAAGTGCAGCGGGCCCGATCGAGGTGGCGACGGCGCGAGCGTGGAATCTGCCGGTGTGACGCGTATCACTTCCCGCACCGTACGGGGGGAGGGGCGTGCCGCCTGGGGATTCCAGCCCACATATTGAAGAGCCCGAGTTACAGGCGGGCTGTAATTGAGAAAAGTGAGCCGGTGGTGAATTCCCTGCGGGGGGAGCCGTCCAACAGAGCAGAAACGGAGACACACCCCCATGTCCGGACAGTATCCCAACAAGCCCGATTACCTAGATCCCAAGCAAGTGATCGCGGTTCGCCGCACGCCCGCCCCGCGTAGTGGGCAGACCCGCACGGGTTACGGCAAGCGGCTCGCGACCTCATGGGAGCTACAGCTGGCCGATCGTCGCTGGCGCCGCGTGCTCGTCATGCAGTACAGCAACGCCGGATCGGCCTACGTTCGGGTCGGCGGTAAGGCTCTTTTCCTCGGTACTTTCGAACCGGACACGTTCAAAGCGCCCGCGGCCTGAATCGCGACCCCGCCCGCTCGTCTAACGGGGACGAGCGGGCGCAATCGCCGTTCACTCTAGCGAAAGGACACACACCCCATGAACGCCGCACCTGAAACGGCTTTTGGCATGACGGGCACATATAGCCCGGATGACAACAAGCTTCGCTTGTACAGCGCTACACGCCTGCCCAAAGAAACATACGATCGCGTTCGCGCGGCCGGTTTCATATGGGCACCTCGTCAAGACCTTTTCGTGGCTCCCATGTGGACCCCGGAACGGGCCGATCTTCTGCTGGAGCTTTGCGGCGAGATCGGAGACGAGGACACGAGCCTTTGCGATCGAGCCGAGGAACGCGCGGAACGGTTCGAAGGCTACAGCGACAAGCGAGCGCACGACGCGCAAGCGGCTCGCGCTGCAGTCGACCGGATCGCGGACGGGATTCCGATGGGTCAACCGATCCTCGTTGGCCATCACTCCGAACGCCACGCGCGCAAGGATGCCGAACGGATCGAAAACGGCATGAGGAAGACGATCCGCATGTGGGAGACGTCCAAGTATTGGGAGCGGCGCGCGGCCGGCGCGCTGCATCATGCCAAGTACAAGGAACTTCCTGGCGTGCGCCAGCGTCGGATCAAGGGTTTGGAGGCGGATCGGCGCCGACATGAACGCTCGCTCAAAGCGAGCGAATTCTACTCCAAAGCCTGGAGTAAACCCGACCTCACGGACGCCACTGCAAAGCAGATTGCAAACTACGATCGTGCGGCGCCGTTTGGCGTCTGGTCAAGCCTCGACAAGGGGGAGATCAACGCGGCTCAGGCGGCCGAAAAGGCCCTTGCGCGACACGTGGTCATCATTGCGGATGCCAACCGATGGATCGCCCATATCGATCTCCGTCTCGCGTATGAGCGGGCGATGCTTGGCGACGTGCCTACGCCCCCCAAGCCGTCGCGTCGCGACCTCGCTCCGATGGCCAACTTCCCCGGCGAGGGCTACGCGACCATGACGAAAGCCGAGTACGCGAAGCTACACTGCGACTACAAGGGAACGCGTCTCGTGCGTGGGGCTCGCGTTCGGACCGCGATCGTGCGTGGCGCCTTGTGCGCGATCTATCTATCCGACTCCAAACGGGTGGACCCGCCGGTCGAAGGCAGCGACGCGCCTCCGCGGTTCAAAGACTTCTCCGCCGAGATCGAGCGAAGGCGAGACGAGCAGGCCACCAATGCGGCGGCGCTTTCAAGCCCGCCTCGCGCCAAGCGTGAAGCTCCGGCGGAGCTGGACGCGATGCGCGCGCAACTGAAGGCGGGCGTTCAAGTGGTCGCGGCGCCCCAACTGTTTCCCACACCTGCGGACCTCGCAACCCGCATGGTAGAACTTGCGAAGATCGAACCGCATCACCTCGTGCTTGAGCCTTCCGCCGGTACAGGGAACCTCGTGCGTGCGATTCGCGCGAAGGGTGCGTGCGTGACCTCGGTTGAGGTAGACGCGCGCTTGGCGAAGGCGCTAGCCGATTCGTTCATGAACGTTCGACACGCTGACTTTCTCGCGCTCAATCCAGGCGACCTCGACACGTTCGATCGCGTCGTCATGAACCCGCCTTTCGCCGACGGCGCCGATATCAAGCACGTACGCCACGCTCTCACGATGCTCCGTGAAGGTGGGATCCTGGTAGGCCTTTGCGCGAACGGACCGCGCCAGCGTGACGCGCTGAAGCCGATAGCGGCAACGTGGGAAGACCTCCCCGAAGGAACGTTCAAAACGCAAGGGACGAACGTCAACGTCGCTCTGTTCACGATCGTTCGCTCCGCTTGAATTGCGACCCCGCCGGCCCCGTCAAACGGGCCGGCGCAATCGCAGTGCAAAGGAGACACACCCATGGCAACGAAAGTCGTAGCGATCGAATCGTTCGAGATTGTCACGCCTGCAACCGTACTCGAATCGCGGTTACTCGCTGGCGGCCCCGTCGTGTCACGTATCGAAGTGCCGGAGTCTCGCGTCTCGTACGCACCCGGCCACGTCTTTACTTTCGGCCGCAAGGCGGCTGCTAAGGCGTTCTGCGCTGCGCATCCCGGCAAAGTTCGGGTGAGCGAATGATCGCCCACGTCCACTTCGATTCGTGGGTCGCCGTGCTCGAGTACGCAGCGACCGGGCGACCGCTCTACTATCAGGCTCCGCTCGACGTGAGTCCGCGACGTTTCGACGCCGGCCTAGGGTCTTGGACCTACAGCCTCCGAACGTCCACGCTCCGGATGAAGCCGCATTCAACGTTCGCTAGTCCGTTCGTTGCCGACGCGGGCCACCTCTCGCGCTTTTCTCGTCCGCTGGCGTGAATACTTCACGCTGACACCCGTCCAACTTCTCACGAGGCACACACCCATGCGACCCAAGAACGACAAGCGACCCGCCTGCATTACCGTCACGAGCTATGGCGCCGACTCGCTCGGTACGCGCTACGTCCAGCTGCACCTAGCCGTCCGCGAGACCGACGGCGGCGACTACCCTTCAAGCCCTAAGGGTGCCGTGGCTGGCATCCCCGTGCCCGAACGCGGCATGCTCGTGTGGCGCTACTATCGAGCGAGCACAAGCCCAAACTACCGCGGTGAGATCGATCCTCCGCGCGAGCTTTCGGCCAGCGTGGCCGAACCGAACTATGCCGATCTGCACCTCGTGGACGCCTACGATGCGAAGCAGATCGGTACCTCGCTCACCGCGGTCGAACGACGGCTCAGCGAGCAACGTGAGACGTACGGCTCAACGGCCGACTTTGCCGAGCACGCGATGCGCATCATGGCGTGTTTCAAAGCCGTGCACCTCGCGATCGATTGGAAGCTGTACACGGAAGCGACCGGCGTCCGGATGCGCGACCACCACCGTGGGCAGACTTGGCGATGGCTGGAGCTGAGTAGCGCCCGTTCATTCTTCGCCGATCTCGCCCGCATCGACACGACGGAACGGTGCCGCGTGTGCCGGCGCCCGATCGATCGCGCTGGCCTCGAAGGCTCCGACGAGTGCCACGATTGCCGGCGCGAGCGCGAGCGACGCGAGGGCAAGGGGTCCGAAACGGTTCCGGCTCCCGTCGAGCCGAGGGAGGAGGATGGCGTACCGGTTCACTGAGACAACGGACGGGCGACCTTGATTGAGGGGTCGCCCGTCGCAAGCTACCCACGAGAGAAACGGTTGTATTCCCACTGCAGCGACGATGCCCAGCAGCCCGAAAGGGTGGCGCGCACACGGTCGAGAGGCCGGGCGGAGTCCGCCGTAGACACGCGGCAAGTGGGGTGTGTCCGGGATCCGAGCCCGTCTCGTGGGTAGCTTGCGGCGGAGGTCCGCGCGTCATGAAACGAAAGATCCACCTCATCCGACCGTGGCATCCAGAGCAGCACACCGGCCGCACCGTGTGCGGACGCGAAACGGGGCGTGTGCTCGGCGTTCAGGTCGGAGTGCTCTCTACTCTCTCTCGTGTTCGCGTGACGTGCGAGAGCTGCAAGAAAACTTCGCCATCTTGAATAGGCCGCGCTAGCGGTCCGTCTCACTCTCTGAAAGGACACACCCCCATGCAATGGTCCCCTCTGCAGCAAGCGATCTTCCGTGAAGTATCCGACGGTTCGGGCCACCTCGTCGTCAAGGCCCGTGCCGGTTCCGGAAAGACGACGACGATTCTCGGCGCGCTGAAGCACGTGCCTTACGGCAAGTCGTCTCTCTTCTGCGCGTTCAACAAGTCAATCTCGGAGGCGCTGAAAGCCCGTGTGCGCGACGATGGTGTAATTGGAGTCGAGGTGTCGACGCTGCACTCCTACGGCCTGCGGGCCTGCACCAAGGCCCTCGGCAAGCTCAAGATCGAAAGCCGGCGCACTGACGGGATGATCGTTGCGCGCGTGGGCGACGACCACAACTTCGACCTGCGCCGCGACATGGCCAAAGCCGTCAGCTGGGCCAAGGGGAGTCTTCTGTCGACGCGCGACGATATCGACAACCTGATCGATGAACTCAGCCTCGATTGCGTGGACGATCGCGACTCGTTCGTGACGGACGTGCTCTACATCTTGGACCGGTGCAAGGACACCTCCGACGGGATCCTCGACTTCGACGATATGATCTGGCTCCCCGTCGTGCTGGGCTTGAAGGTGTGGCAGTACGACTTCGTTTTCGTGGACGAAACGCAAGACCTGAACCCGGCGCAGATCGAGCTCGTGCTCAAAGCGGTCAAGCCGACGGGTCGCGTGGTCGCCGTCGGAGACCCCGAGCAAGCGATCTACGGCTTCCGAGGTGCAGCGGCAGGCGCGTTCGAGCGCGTGCGTGACGCCCTCGGCGCGCGCGAGCTTCCGCTTTCGGTGACCTACCGGTGCGGCCGATCGATCGTCGAGTTGGCGAAAGAGATCGTGGGCGACCTCGAAGCGGCGCCCGGCGCGGCCGAAGGAAGCGTTTCGGACGGCGAGGATGCGACGGTAGACGTCCTGATGCGGGATGCTGCCGCCGGAGACTTCGTCCTCTCACGCACCAACGCGCCGCTGCTCTCGCTCTGCTTTCAGTTTCTGAAGCAGGGCCGGCGCGCTCACATTCAAGGACGCGACATCGGCGCCAACCTCGCTTCGTTCGTCAAGCGGTCCAACGCGAAAACGATCGAAGAGTTCCGTGAGTATGTGGACGCGTGGCTCGACGGCGAGGTTAAGCGCTTGCAGGCCAAGCGCAAGAGCACGCAAGCCGTCGAGGATCGCGCCGAGTGCCTCATGGTCCTCTCCGATGGCGCGCGCACCGTCCGGGACATGCTCGACACGATCGAGCGCCTGTTCGCCGACAATAACGACGGCGACCGGATCGTACTGTCGACTACGCACAAGGCGAAAGGGCTGGAGCGCGAACGGGTGTGGCTCCTGGCCGACACGTACCGAAACCGCCCCGAGAAGGAGGAAGACAATCTCTGGTACGTCGCGGTGACGCGAGCGAAGAACGATCTGCGTCTCGTGTACGGCCTCGGGAAGAAGAAGAAGCGTTTCAACGACGACGAGTGAGACGAAGGGAGGGCGACCCGCCGAAGGGTCGCCCGTCCCAACCGACCTGCGAGCTAGCTCGAGTCCATTGGGTGTGTCCTCTGGCGATGCTCGCGGGTCGATTGGGACGGAGGAAACGAACATGGGAGAGAATGCAGCGGTCGAGAAGAAGCACGAACCGTTCGAGCACACGTTCTCGATGACCGTGAAGGTCGACGGGTTCTGGGTCGAGTACCTTACGAGATTCTCAGACGTTTTCGGACGCGGATACGCGGGCTACTGGGCGTACGGCGCGGAATGCGATCGAGAGCTCGGATGGCTCGTGTACGAGCAGAGCGACGATCCGCGTCCGAATCAGACCACGGTATGCGCGGTGGAACGTGTATGGCGTGCCGGCAAAGCGCTACCGCCTCGCTGGTATCGGCTCGACAGGGCCGCTGCGCTCCGAGCCTGGGAGGAGGGCATCAAGCGCTGGGGAGCAGACTGGTACGAGCAGACAGACTCGACTCGAGAGGACGTCGTCATCCAGCTCGCGCTACTGGGAGAGATTCGATATGGCTGACGTCATCAAGCTATCGCCCGCCGCTCGCGGCGTCGTCCAGCGAGCTCACGAAACGGGGCTCGTTGTATCGAGCATCGTTCCGAGCCCGAGCTTCGTGAACCCGCTTCTCGCCGCGCGTCTCTGGCTCGATGGCGTCCTGGAGATCGCGGACAACATCCGTGGCCCCGCAGGAGAGGTCGTGGTGTTCCGGCTCACCAAGGAGGGACGCGAGCTGGCGCGCGTTGTGCTGGCGTCGTGAGCTCTACACGCCGACGAACGCGCCGTATGAGAATCGTTGCGTCCGACGAAGAGATCGTGATTCCGAACCAAAGGATCTCGCTCTCGTTACCACGACCACCCAAGGTCGAGACGGTCACGCTCCCGCTCTCTTACGCGATGGCCCTCTCAGCTGCCGTAGATGCGTACGACGCCCTCATCGAAGGCCCACTGACAGAAAACGTCATACGTGACGCGCGAGCAGCGAGCAAAGAGCTGGACCGTCTCGAGCAACAGCTCTCGCAAGAGATCCGAAAAGCGTTGAATCTCTGGGAATGAAAGACGTCTGACGAACATGGGTGGAAACTACGTCGAAGTCCCCGTTGACCTACTCTTCGCTCGCCTGGAATCAGCCGGCTTCAAGCGCGTATCTACCAGCGGCGAAGCGGTCTTCGACCGCGAGCACGACAAGGACCGCCGCTACGTCGTCCGCGTCTACACCTCGGTCGGAGTCGACCGGATCCGCGGCTGCGGACGAGACGCGATCCGCGTCGTCGCGCTCTTCCGGCGCGACGCCTACGTGAGCGTGAACGCCGCTGCGGTAGGCATCTACAAGGGCAAGCGCGTGCACCGCTCGGGTACCGTAGAAGCGGTGCTCGAGAGGATGATAGAGCGGGCGCGCGATGCGTACGCGTTCTGCAACTGCAGGATTCAGGAGAGTAAGAATGAGGAACGGTCGTGAGCTCAAGCCGGGCGAGACCCGGCGTATCAACTGCTCGTGTGGCAAGCCAGCCAAGTTCTGCGAGCAGTCGCAATTCCAACTCGGGGAACGCCGTAGCGTTTCCTTTCACTACTGGTGTCCAACATGCTGGGTAACCCCGGGTCCAGACAGCCGCTCCCCCAAGCAGCGAGCGGCCTAGTCTCGCCGCTGCGAAGCATCATCTCGGACGCAAAAGCGTTTGCGACCTGCCTGCACGGTCGGACCACGCTGGTGGTCTCCGGGGCGGACTCCACCGGCCTCTACCTCTGCTGCGAGTGCGGCTCGTGGAGGATGGACGGAGACCCGGACTGGCGCGTGCCGCTACTGGCGCGGCGACTTCGGCAACTGATTGAACAATTCGAAGCAGGAGACGACGATCTATGACCCGCGACACCCAGACACGCGAAGAGCGCCTCGCCGAGCTTCACGAGCGCCACTCAGAGCGCTTGCGTGCCCTCTCAGTTACCGTTTCCAGGCACAAGCAGCACAACGACGAGCTCGAGGCGAAGCAGAACGCCGAAGAGCTGGAGAGGAAAGCGGCGTGGATCACAAGAAGTACGTAGCTGAAGACGTGAACACGCCGCGCCGGCTCGGTCACCCTCCGCCGATCGTAGACGTCGTGATCCCGAACAAGGATGGGCTGACGGGCGAAGAAGAGATCAATCGCAGGGTGAAACCGACCTTCGACGAAATCGTTTCGCTCATCATCGACGACTTCGCCACCTGGCTCTGGGCCGAGCAGACCGCCGTGCGTGCGGTTCACCGGCTCGATTCGCGCGAAGCCTCCCGCGCTGTCTCGATTGCGGTTCTACGAGTTGCGGGCGTGCGCATGAGAGTGCTAGGGGTTACGTTGGATGAGGTGATAGAGGTCGCGAAGCAGGCGTACGAATCGGGGAAGGTGAAGCCATGAAGCTTGTTCCGAGCAGCCAAGGGTACATGCACGATATCGAGATCGCCGCGATGGTCGGTGCCGCAACGCTTCTCTCAGCCGACGTCGATGGAGACGTGCTCGAGATCGGAGCGTACAAGGGGCGTACGACCTCGGGCCTGGTGCAGGTAGCCGGCACCACTGTCGCGGTGGACACGTTCATGGGCGGCGAAGACTTGCCGGAGCACGACTCGTTTCCGGAGTTCGAGGCAAATCTTCGCAGGCTCGATGTAACTCATCACCGTGATGACGAAGGAGCACGTATCTACCGATCCAACTTCAACTCGACGCTTATTGTCTACCGCGGCGATTCAAAAGAGATCGTACCAAAACTCACCGCCATGCTCCCCGTCCCCTACTCCGGTAGGTTCCGCCTCGCCCTGGTCGACGGCTCCCACACTGTCGATGGCGCGAGCGCCGACATTCTCAACACGATGGAAGTGCTATCGCCCGGCGGATTCCTCTTCATCGACGACTGGGACTGGGCAGAGGTGAGAGAAGCGATCGGACGCACGATCGGCAAGAAAAGGCAGATTCAGCAGGTCACATCGAAACTCTGCTACGTGGTGAAGTAACATGAATATCGAGAGAGCTTTCGTCATCATCGTGTGCGGCTGCGGCGGAGCTCCGTTCACCGCCGCCATTCTCGAGGACCCTACCGGCCGCTCGATCAGCGACGGAAATGAAACTGCCCCCGACGCAGCTGCCGAGACAGGGGGGGAGTGTCTCAGGTGCAGCGACGTCGAGGGCGGAGATGAGGATGCGCCTATCGAGGCAGCGGCGCAAGCCGACTCTGGCCTGACAGAAGCGAGCCCACCTGCGCCGGTAGAAGCGAGCCTTCCAGAGGTCTCCCTCCCGGAGACCGCCCCTGCGCCTTCGTGCGACACAAACCCGGGTCTTCCGTGGGGCTGCGGTGGCTGCTCGGTCGATGCTGTGAGCTGCGTCCTGGTGTGTCACTCGTGCACCGCATCGGATGGACATTTGTTCTTGTGGCCTTCGCTTCAGTTACCGTGTCCGTCGAACGAGTACATTGCAGTCGACAACAATGGACGGCTGATTTGTCGTTAGCGGATCTGCCCCCGACCCGATCAAGTTGACACCCATCGTGCCCCCGACGCGATCGGGCTGACACCTACATGGCCGAATTGAGACGGAGACCACAATGACGACGACGACGACCATCCCCTGGGACATCGACAATCTGACGATCCGTCACGGCAAACACGAGCCCCCGAACGGAGCGGTTCAGGCTTGCGCAATGGAGGCGGCGTATCTCCGATGGGCAGCGCGCCAAGGGTGGCCGAAGAAGCAGATCGTGTCGGGCTGGACCGACTCGCTGGCGTGCGTGTGCCCGACGATCGGTGCCTTCGTACGTCGGTGGAACGACAACATTTCGAACGACGAGACGCGCACCCGGATCTTCACGGCGGAACTTCTGGACCTACTACCCGACACGAAGGACGACGATGCGCTTATGCTCCGCCGGATGTGGATGGCGATCGACTGGGACATCCGCGTGCGAACGCCTGCGTTCCTTCGACTCACGAACCTCGACGAGTGCGCGACGGCGCTGGAATCGTTGGCGGAGATTCGATCGCAAACGGATCTTGCCAACGCTCGCGCAACGTGCGAAGAGGCGAAGAAACAAGGGGCCGCCGCATGGGCCGCCGCATGGGCCGCCGCAGGGGCCGCCGCATGGGACGCCGCAGGGGACGCCGCAGGGGCCGCCGCATGGGCCGCCGCAGGGGACGCCGCATGGGACGCCGCATGGGCCGCCGCAGGGGACGCCGCATGGGACGCCGCATGGGACGCCGCATGGGACGCCGCATGGGACGCCGCAGGGGACGCCGCACGGGCCGCCGCAGGGGACGCCGCACGGGCCGCCGCAGGGGACGCCGCGCGATCTCGACTCAAGCCAATCGTCGAGGCGATGCAGGCGTCTGCAGTCGACCTGCTCAAGCGCATGTGCGCAGCAAAATGAGACCGTGCCAACCGAGCGCGCGGCTAGCGAATCTGCCCCCTTCTCCGGAGCAGACGACCGAAAGGAAGTGAGCATGACGACCGCGTGGCTGATCGAACGACTCGACGTCCACCTCTGCTACTCGAACGGAGACACGTCGTTCCGGTGGGTGACGTTTACCGATCCGAAGGCATGGCGATTCGAGACCAAGGAAGAGGCTCTCCGGGTCATCGCCGAGCACGCCTTGACCGGAGTCAAAGCCGTCTCGCACGGCTGGGCAGACGTGCCCCCGTCTCGCGACCACGCAACCGAACCGGAAGGAGTCAAGGACCGATGAGCCGGATCGTAGACTTCGACCGCACGCAGCCGCACTCGTTCTGCGGAACTGGAGCGCTGGGCACCAAGTGGTCGCCGGGTGAGGACGGGTGCGGAGAGCCGGTGTTCTTCGACCGGCCATTTCTTGATGTGGAGCACACCGCGATCCGATGCGCCTACTGCTTTGCAGTCTTCTGCGTACCGTGCGCAAAGGAGCACTTCGGCAACCACGGCGACAGGAAGAACGTGCCCCCGGCAAAGGACGACACGCGGTGAAGAAGCGACCGAAGGCCACCGTCCACGACATGACGACCGCCAGCGCGCGACGCGGCCTGTTGCCGTGGTCCTTCGATATCGACGTCGCCTCGGGGCGTTGGAAGCTGACGGTGTTCAGGGGCTTGGAGCCGGTCGACGTGATCGCGTTGGCGAAGGCTGCGAGGAGTGGGCGCGCGCGTTGCGCAAGCTCGCGAAGCAACTGCGTGGAAGGACCCCGAGTCGGGGCGAGAAGGAGTGAGCGTGAGTCCATGAAGATTTTTCTAGCCTCCCCAGTCTACGGGATGCTCCACCCCGAGTTCGCTGACTCCTTCATCGACACGCTCGACTCGATGCGCGAGCGCGGATACGTCGTGCATCGCCACCGTTTCGCACACTCACGCGGGAGCGCACAGCTCGGACTTCAGCGCTCAACAATCGCGGAACACTTCCTGCGCTCCGAATCCGAGATCATGGTCCAGGTTGACGCCGATCAGGTGTGGCGACCGTACGAGATGATGATCCTCGCCGAAGCAATCGGTATCGGACGTGCACACATCGCCGGGGCGGCAATCTCGATCAAAGACGAGTCGTGCCGGCCGAACGTGCAGCTTACCGTTGGCACGACGCGCACCAAGACCGTTCAGGGATTCAAGCTGCGCGAGCACACGTTCGTCGAGGTCGACCGCATCGGCGCCGGCATGATCGCGTTCTCGCGCGAATGCGTCGAGCGCGTTACGGCATCTGTCGGTGACCCGCCGCGCACTCCGACCCGTTCAGGACGTACGCCGATCATCTTCAACTGGGAGACGGTACACCACGTTTTTCAGAGCGAGGAGTACACCTTCGAGCGCATGGCCAAAGAGATCGGCTACAAAGTACATGCGCTCTCGACCTCGCGCGTCGTCCACATCGGTGAGCGCGCCTACGTGACGAAACTCGACGAGCAGCTAGAGCGCATGGGTGTAACGATCGACCTGGGAGGTGACGCGTGAGTCCGATTCCGACCGTGTTTCTTTGCGGACCTGTCCACCGGCAAATGGAGCCCGAGGTGGCTCTGTCGATGTGGGACGTAACCGAGTACCTCAAGTCCGAGGGGTACAGGGTCATCAGGCCAGACCTCTTGCACGGATGCTCGATGATCCATGTCGCGCGTACCGAGCTCCAGCACCGGTTTCTGCACACGGGCGCTGACCTCATGTTCACGTTCGACGCCGACACGCAATTCGATCCGAGTTCGGCGACCGCGATGGCTAAGGCGATTATCTCCGGGAGGGGAGATGTGATCGGCGGCGCCTACGTCATGAGCACGGGCGTTCGCTTCGCGCTCGAATACTTCCCGGAAGACCTAGAAGCGAAACGCTTCCGCGGCTTCGAGCTCGATGGGCACCGCTTCATCGAGATGCGCGCGGTCGGCACGGGCATGTTCATGGCTTCGCGTCGCGCCGTCGTACGCATGATCGAACAGCTGCCGGAGACGCGTATCGGGGCGAAGATCGAGCCCAGGTACATGCTCTTCGACTTCAAGCGCACGCAGACCGAGGACGAGAATCCGGTCCCCTCGTTCCGAGGCGAGGACTTCACGTTCTGCGACCACGCGCGTCAGGTGGGGCTGAAAGTGCATTGCTGCACGACAGCGAAGACGGTGCACTATGTGCGGCACGGTTACTCGGGGGATATGCAAAAGCAGCTTGAAGAGGGTGGTGCGGAATTCGACTGGGAGAAAGAGTAATGAGCGCAGCCCTATCAAACATCTCGACGTTCCGCGCCTGGTACCAGTCCACGCGCCGTCACATCGACGCGAGCTCCATCCACTGGGAGTTTTCCAAGACACCGAGAATGATCCTCGATCGCGTCACGTGCCATCCGTCGCAAGTCGAGAAAGTTTCGAGCATCATCTTCGAGACCAACCCATGGGCTGGATTCGTCGAGAGCGGAGACCACGTGCCGCGCGACGAGGTGTGGGTCAGCTTCTTCACGGTGACTCGCCAGCAACGATTCGAGAAATTCAGGCTCGGCGAATGAGCCCTCAGGCAGCTTCACTCTGGAAGCACGTTCGACCTCTCTGCAAGGTCGACGTGTCCGATCTCGTCGCCTGGATCACGGCCATCCCGTTCGAGGAGTGGCCGCAGCAGCATCGGCTGAACGGAGAGCTGCGGCCGGCGATGGTGAATGATCTGGAGTGGCACGGGTTCGGCGATAGGACGGATAGGCTCGTTTTCGAGCTGAGAGCTCACATGGCTCTACTGTCCGCGCCCGAAGCGTACAACCGCATGCTCTCCGTCGTCATGCCCGGCCACCACATCGACCGGCACCGAGACGCGCAGCCGCCGGAATGGATTACACGCGTACACGTGCCGCTTACGACTCCAACCCCATGCCCGGACGGCGCCAACATCACCGTATGGGACTCACCTACGCACGGAACAGGTTTCGAGCTCGAAGTGGGGACCGCGTACCTCGTCGACACGCGCGAAGAGCACTCCGTGCACAACTACGGCGAGACGCCGCGGATCCACTTCATGTTCGACGTCCGGCGCACACCATGATTCCGCGCTGGACCTGGATCGGCGTAGCTCTCTTCGCTGCGGTAACGATCGTACAGCTCTGTTTGCTACTCGGCGAGCTCCACTGAAGAAGCTTGCTAGCCACAACTGTGCCGGGTACGATTTCCTGCAACCCCCAGGAAAACCCGCACATGAACCTCCTCTGGCCTGGCAAAATCGCCGTCGCAATCACCAAGACCCCGCTGATCCTCGGCTCGGGCACCAACACTCGGCCGCGCATCCTCTCGTACAACTGCTGGACGGACGGCACGCCGACGTCAGACCAGGGCATCGACTGGAAGCTCGCGCGCGCGACCGCGCTCGGAACGACGACAGCCGTCACCGCCAAGTCGACCGACCCTTCGGACGAAGGTCTGACCTTCACGATGACGGGCGGCGCGAACGCGACCATCGAGCCGACCTACTCGGGGTTCTTGGAAGAGGTCGTGATGAACCCGCGCCTGACCTACAAGTGGCAGGCCTACGACCGTGCAGACGAGATCATCATCACCGCTGGCGCTGCGACCGGCGTCGGCTGGCAGATCGTCACCTCCGTCGGAGGCGCGGCCGGCAACTTCGGCGTCAACTGCCACTGCCAGCAGTAAGCCGCCATGGCGGCTCGGATACTCGAGGGCGACGGCTTTCGGCAGCAGGTACAGGAGACCCATACCTGCTGCCACTGTCAGCAGATCGTCCCGATGTACTCTCTCGAGGGTAAGAAACTCGAGGTCGCCAAGTGCTGGTCGTGTCAGTGGTGGGTCTGCGACGAGTGTCACGCGTTCGGGCGCTGCATGAACTTCGAGCGCCGGCTGGACCAGTACGATGCGGGGCTGGTCAACGGGTTTCAGACCGGCAATGTCGAGCGCGAGCAGGAATTCAAAGCGTTCGTCGAGCTCTCCAAGAGAGCACATCAGCGCCGTAGCGTACTCCGGGCGTGTGGCCTAGAGTGAGGAAACCATGAAGACCAGACTGCGATGCCAGAGCGTGAACGATTCCAAGGACAGCGAGGGTAAGATCCTCGTCCAGACGTTCAAGTTCTCCCCCGAGTCGGTGGGGCACAACGTTCACACCGAGCAGGAACTGACGCTCACGCTGACCGTGACCGACGAGAAGCTTTTCAACCACTTCAGCGAAGACGTCCTCTACGACTTCACGGCCCTGGCTGCGAAGTAGCAAGGAAATGAGAGGGGCGAGCCACGATGGCGGTCCCCTCACCCGCTGTTTCCGGTAACGGTCGATATTTCGTCGATACTGCGAACGGATCTATACCGTTTCGCATACACGGCGAAGCGTCGTGGGATGCGCACATCAACCTGAGTCAGACAGATTGGCGTGCGTACCTGGACGATCGCAAGGCGAAAGGGTTCACGGTTCTCTACACGTACGTGTGTTCAAGCGTGCCCTACTGGTCGGCAAGCAATGCGCCCGCCTTGCAGACGGGCGAGCTTCCCTTTCTGAAGAACACGTCCGGCACGACGTGGACGGGCGTCTTTGGGAATCACGACGCCGACTTCTCTACGCCGAACGACGCGTACTTCTCCAAGGTCGCTGGGTTCGTGGATGATGCCGGCGCGCGCGGCATCACAATCGCATTTGCATTCTGTTACTCGGGTTTCAATCAGGGCGCGGCCGACGGGTGGCTCACCACTGTAACGAACAGCGCGAATACGACCGGGGTATGTAACGCGTTCGGCGCGTACCTCGCCAACGGACACGGCGCCTTTACCGGCTTTGCGAGCCGTAGCAACATTATCTGGATCTGTGGCGGCGATACGCTCCCAACTAACGGAGGCACGGGAGCGCTTCGTTCGCTCGAGATCCTGAAGGGCCTGCAAGCGAACGGCTGCAATCAGCCGGTTTCATACCACTGGCAGCGCAACTACAAACAGGATCAAACAGACTTCGCTAGTCGTATAACAGCTCGTAGCCTGTACTCGCAGCCAGTTATGTACGCCATGGGGCGCAGTCTTTACCCCGATGGACAGCCAATGATCTCACCCGAAAACTGGTACTTCGGGGAACACTCGGTCACGCGCGCGATCTCGCGATACGAGTCATGGGCCGCTTCCATCACGTCGCAATGCGGCGGCTGCATGAACGCGCTCACGCCGCTCTGGGGTTTCGCGACCAGTGTAGACGGAGTCACGGGAAGCCTTGCAACCTGCTGGCAGGCCAGCTTCACGTACCTGATCAACACAATCGTGAATCACTCAGGCAATTGGTACCAATGTGTTGCCGCCGGCACTAGTGCAGGGAGCGGCGGGCCGACAGGAACAGGAAGCGGCATCGTAGACGGCGGAGTCACGTGGAATTGGCTTTGCGCGGTGAGCGGTACGATAGGTGGCATGGCGAATCTACTTAGTCATGTAGCCACGCTCGATCATGCGCAAGTCGGAAACTTTCTTGCAACGGTTCCTTGGTGGCGACTCATCCCCGAAAACCTAGGGGCCATGGGTACGATCATCACGTCGGGACAGGGGACTGCCGCGAGCTACAGCGACACGAATCCGCCGAGCGGCGGCACGGATTGGATCGTGTCGTCTGCGGCCGACGACAAGTCGTGCCTACTGGCCTACGTACCGGACCCGCACTCCGGGAGCTTTGGTGTGGACATGACCAAGCTCGGAAGCAACGCGAGTGCGTACTGGATCGACCCGACCAACGGACAGCGGACGTTTATCGCGTCTCTCGTAAGCGTCGGCAGCCACACGTTCACGGTGCCAGGCGCAAACGCAGGCGGTGACAACGATTGGGTTCTGCTCGTGCAGGCCACACCTACGGCATTGAGCCGATGGCTGGTCGCAGACGGGATTCGATAAAAGCCCATGCCCTGCGCAGTCGCCGACTCCGGAACCGTCACGTACTGGCTGAATAACGGCAACGTTACCGCTACGCAGACAGCGTTCACGGTCAGCGGCGGAGACATCCCGTTCACGTCAGTAACGCCCGCAAACACGAGCGTTACTCTCCGCGGCGCTGGAGCGGCGGGCGCGGACCTGACGACAACCTTTGACGCCTTTCCCACCGGCACATCCGCAACGCTGCACGTGGCGGCGAGCACGACAATCGCCGGCAAGTCCTGGGTGTGGGGCAAGTGGGGGGCAGGCTCGGGCGGTAGCGATTGGGCGACGAAGCTCAAGATCGCGCTCCCCGCAGCGCAGGCCGCGGGTGGGCTACTCCTCCTGCTGATCAACCTCGATCCGGCTCTGAGCATCTCGTCGATCATCGATGCGTCCGGCAACACGTACGCGAACATCCCGGGGGCCAGCAATGCGACGCCCGGCCTGTACGCGTACTACGCGAAGAACATCGCGGCGGCCGGCGCGGGAGCCAACACGATCACCCTCACCGCATCAGGGAACCTGACCGATGCGTTCGCGTCGATCGCCGCCATCTACATCACGGGAGCGGACACCGTGTCGCCGCTCGATGTCGCGAACGTGACGACCGGAGGCAGCGGTTCGCCATCAATCTCGGGCACCTCTAAATTCGCCGGAGAAATCTTTCTCTCACTCACCTCAGTTACCAATCACGTCAGCGCAGGTACCGCGGGCTGGACGCAACTGTTTCTCGATGATCCCTTCGGTAACTGCGTCGAATACAAGGTCGCCGGCGCGGCGGGCTCGCAAACGTCGGCCCCCACGCAGGCCTCAAGCGCAGCATGGGACATCAATCTAGTAGCGTTCAAGCCGGAACAAATTCATAACGAAAATGAGTTTGTATTACCTCGCAAGTACGGATCCAAATATACGTTCGAGTCAGGGCCTGAAGCTCTAGCTAGAATCGCTGCAGCGGCTCTCGGATCAATCGGTTGGGTACCGGTCGACATACTTCCGCACGAAAGAAGTAAGCCACCAATTCAAGAAGATCCCCCAATAGAGCAGCGAACGGTTATCACAACCAACATCGGATGGATTCCGTCCGACTTTCAGCCGCGCGAACGCACTAAAGCGCCTATTCAAGAAGATCCAATCCTTAGTGCCAAAGCTCAGACGATCGCTAGTTTTGGATGGGTAGGCGACGAAACACTTCCACGGCGACGTCCCTATATCAGTCCCGAATCAGAAGCCACCAGCACGGCGACCATTCCGTTTACGAGCGGATGGGCGAGCGACGAAACGCTTCCATCTCGCAGAAAGCAGACCTTCGAAGACCCGCCAATGCCGCTCACGCCCCTGATGCCAAGAAGCATCGGGTGGATGCCCGTCGAGGCTGATGCGCGTGCTCGTGCGAAGGCTCCCATTCAAGAAGATCCGCTGCTCGAGTCGACCAAGCCGCCGCTCCTGAGCTTCGGATGGATCCCTGTCGAAACTATCCCGCGCCCTCGCACCAAAGCTCCCGTTCAAGAAGATCCGGCGCTCGGCAAGTCGCTCCTCTCGAACCTTGGATGGATCCCTTCAGACGTCTCTTCCAGAGAACGCGCGAAACCGCCCATTCAAGAAGACTCGGCGCTGACAGCTACCAAGCCTCTGCTGTCACTCGGGTGGATCCCGGTCGACGTCCAGCCTCGTGAGCACACCAAGCCTCCAGTCCAAGAAGACCCACTCGTCAAATCACTGACAGCTCCGTCGCTTCCTTCAATCGGCTGGCTCTCTGTTGACATTCTTCCCAGAGAGAAGACCAAGCCCCCCATCCAAGAAGATCCGCTCGTCAAAACGACATCTCCGTTCGTAGCGAGTTCTATCGGGTGGATACCCATCGAAGTCCTTCCCCGGGAGCGGATGAAGCCACCCGTTCAGGAAGATCCCACTCTCGAGCCGAGGTCCGTCTCGCTCTCGAGCTTCGGCTGGGTGCCGTCGGACTCGACGCCCAGAGAGCGCGCCAAGCCCCCGATCCAAGAAGACCCGATCCTACACGGCCTGCCCACGGTGCTGCCGTCGATCGGTTGGGTAAGTGTCGACGTTCAACCGAGAGAGCGCACTAAGCCTCCCGTCGAATTCGATCTGCCGCTAACGCAGATCCGAATCGATGGCCTGGGGTGGGTTCCGGACGAAGTTACCCCTCGTCGAAAGCCGCCGGCCCTGGCCGAAGCGGACTTCCCGCTCAAGAGCACACTCCCGTCGATCGGATGGGTACCCAGCGACGTGCAGCCGCGCGAGCGCACCAAGCCGCCCGTTCCGGAAGACCCGGTCATCCAAACGCTTCACGTTGTCGTCCTGCCGTCGATCGGATGGGTGCCATCGGAGACGACTCCAAGAGAACGCACCAAGCCACCGGTCCCTGAAGACCCGGCGCTCGAACCGCGCTTCGTTGTCCTGGCCAACATCGGGTGGGTCTTCGAAGACGTGCAGCGGCGGATTCGTCCACCGCTGTCGGTCTACGAAGAGCCGCCGCTCTCGCCGGTCAACCCCACCCCGCCGACTCCTCCCACGCCTCCACAACCGCCCCCAGGGCCTCGTGGCTTCATCCCCGGCGTGTCCAGCTCGGGAGGAGGCGGAGGCGCTACGTGGTCGTGGTGGAACCTCCTGCGACTAGATGAGTCCGCTTATAAAGCGGATGAGTCCGCAAACATCGACGACGAAGAGCTCGAGTTCATCCGGCGGAGGATGAATCAGCTCACGGGCTCTACGTATGAGCCTGCATATAAGACTGCTGAGCCTGCATATAAGACTGCTGAGTCTGTAAATAAGACTAATGAGTCCGCACACAAGACTGTAGAGCCTGTAAATAAGACCGTTGGCGAAACTGCTGAGTCTGCACACAAGACAGATGAGTCTGCACACAAGGCGGTGGTCGTAACCGCGACCGCCGTCCTCGGCACGGCCGCCGTCGTGGGCCTGTTCAAGCTCCTGGCGCCCGCAGGCCGCGCCAGCAGAGTGCGCGCCGGCTACGCCAAGCCGAACCCTCTGCCGCCCGCGCAAGAGCGCTTAGACGGCGTTCCCGACGAAGCCACCCTGACCCAGCAGTACGTTCGATGCAGCAAGCCTGGCTGCACCAAGTGCCCCCACGGGCCCTACTGGTACGCCTACTGGCGAGACTCCGACGGCGTTGCTCGCTCGCGCTACATCGGCAAGAAAAAGCCCCGTCGCTAAGAGCGGTTATCTTAGGCCGGTGCCCAAGTTCGACGACGAGCGCCCCACCGAACCCGATCTCTCGCGCTTGCCATGCCCAGCATGCCACGGCGAGGGAGAGGTGCTCCAAACCGTCGACCTACCCGACGGACGGCACTTCTCCAAGCGAGTGAAGTGTTTCACGTGCAACGGTCAGAAGACCCTGACGCGCGAGAAGTTTGCTCTCTGGCGTATCCGAAGCCGCTAGTCGTCGAGCGCTTCCGAAGCGAATCCTGACCACTCCTCGGCAAGAGACAGCGGCGGAGGGTCCTGCAGTCCCGCCAGAAGTACCTCGATCGAGGGCAACTCCGGATCGGTTGGAGCCTCCTCGGGCATCAGTGTGTCCGGACCCAGGCTCATTGCGTATTGGGCGGGAACAACGTGTTCTGCGGCGGCGGGCACGGCGGGCACTTCGGGCACGGCTGGCAGGGCTGACACGTGCCGGCGCCGATGACCGCTCCCACGTATGTACCGAGCAGCGACACGCCCGTGAAGGTGAGAGCCTTCAGATCCGCGTTGCCCCGGATCATCCGCTTGCCGACCAAGCCCAAGACCCCGCCCCCGGCGAGCCCCAGGATACCGCCCACGAAGGCTCCCTCTCGAGGTGTCATGACCCTAAGGATACACGAACGCCCCGCTCGGGAAAGGAGGACCGAGCGGGGCGTTCAATGTACACGGAGAATGCCGACCCAACCGACTCGCAGATCAGAGGCTACCGCTGCGAATCACCTCGCGCAACAGTTCCCTTGCGATCGCCATGCGCACATCCGCGAGCGGTTGGCCCGCCTTACAGTGACCACCCAAGGGAGCTGATGGCGTTTGCGGGCAGCTCTTCTTGCCGGCGCGCAGAAGGACCTTCCAATAGCGCGCCTGCTCAACGAGCGAATGAGTCCTGGCGAAAGAGCACCGCTCCTGAAGTATTCCGCACGAAACTAGATCCTTGGCATCCCAAGATTGCGGCCGAGGGTTGTGATCGACGCCGCTCTCACCGGCCACGTAGACAGCCTCCAAGACGACGTCGACATCGTGACTCCCGAAGACAGGCGGCAAATTCGCATCCTGCACGGCCACTGTCGCGAGAGCATCCGCGATCACGGGCGCATCCGGCGTGCGTGCAAGCTCCGGAGAAATGAGCGTCCAGATCGAGAAGACGAGGGCTCGAATGGTTTGGAACATCGGGCGACCCTGAAGCCGAGCAGAGCCATCGTCAAGGCGCGTGTTACGATCGAACGCGCATGGATCCTACCGGCGGTTCTCTCGTTGCAGCTCTTGCCAGCCATGGCGTGCTCGGCTTGATGTGTGCGGTCCTATTGTGGGCGCTCTGGATCAAAGACCGCGATCTCACTCGAGAAAGGGCCGCGCGCATCGCGGACGCCAAGGCGTATACTGATCTGGCCCTGAACCTGCAGGCTCGAGTCATCGCGAGCGTAGAGAAGCTATCCGACATCTTCGAAGCTCAACGCAGAGGCCCATGAGCATCCCCAGACCCAAGAGCGGAAGCGGCAAACACCCTGCGGTAAAGACGTATCGAGACAAGCTCGACTCGATCGCCGAGAACACGGGACCTTCGCTGCAAGAGCTCGACGATGAGCTCTCGCGCTATCTCGAATCGGTCAAGACTCCGATTCCTCCCCCACTAGGGGAGCCGATGCCGGAACCTTCCAGTCGTCGATGAGCATCGTCGGCAAGCGAAGGCGCTTGTCGCGCGTCACGAAGTCGAGATCGACCGACAGGTCCCCCGTGAGAAGCTTCAGCGTCTGCGTCGGAAACGCTTGCAACATGCAGTAGTCGACGCCTGCCACCTGCTGCACGTTGGAGAGCGAGCGCTGGTAGCGCGTGAAGGGCAGCTGGTAGAGCTGCATCGGATTGAGCGGCACCTGATCGCCGATGTACCCCTGACCGATGTCCCCGCGACGCTTTCTCTGGCACCAGGCTATGACGTACGCGATCGCGTCCTGCGCACTTCCGCCCATCCCTTCGAGGTCGCACGTCACGGTGACACCCTCGGGAACGCTGAGCGCGGAAAGCTTGTCCGCCTCGCGCTGACCATCCTCGGCACCGAGTAGCGCGGACGGCAGCCATCCGGGCGGGCGCGACTCTCCGACGAAGACGACACCCAAGCCCGCAGCAAGATCGCCCGCGAGCTCCCCCGCGGTAAGGTTCTCGAGGTAGCGCTCCATGAATGTGAGGCCCGTGCGCGTACCCGGGATCGTGAACGCCGCGAATGCTCGCGCCATCGAGGGCGTGAGCGGCGTCAGCATGTCGGCACCGACTGCCCCGCAGGGGATCTCAACGACTCGCATCGATAGCTCCTGGACAGGGGACATGCAGCGGCGGTACAGCCGGCGGAACGATCTGCTCAAGAACCCACTTCGCGAGCACTTTCGCGCTCTCGACGTAGCTCTTGAGCGGCTTGCCCTCGCTCACTGCCTGCGCGTGCTCCCGAACCTCTTCCCGCGTCATACGTGAGCAGTCTAGCCCACATGCGACAGAACGGGTAGCCTACACCCGAGCGCATGTCCGTTCTCTCGTTCGCGCAGCTCCGCCAGCTGGCCGCCGACACGGGCTTTCCCGATCCGAGCTTCGCAGCGACGATCGCACTGCGCGAGAGCAGCGGCAACACGAACGCGACGAACATCCACGGACCGCTCCCTAACGCGCTCCCGGAGCGCAGCTTCGGCCTCTGGCAGATCAACACGCTCGCGCACCCCCAGTACGACGAGTCAAGCCTACTCGACCCAGACTACAACGCGCACGCTGCGCTGCAGATCAGTAGCGGCGGCACCAACTGGAAGCCCTGGTCGACCTACCAGGACATCCTGGCCCGCAGCTTCCCATGGGGCGCCGCCATCGCCGGGGCGGTGATCGTAGGCATGGGGGCCGGGGCCGCGTACGCTCTCTCACGGAAGAGACGACGATGAACGACACGCAAAAATGGGCCATCGGAGGCGGCATTGGAGCTGCGATCCTGGGTGGCCTACTCTGGTCACGCGGTGGAACCGTTCTCGGACCCGTGGGGGCCGTTCTGACGATCTCAGGCATCGTAATCGGCTCGGCCGGTGTCATCACCTCCGTAGCCACGCCCAAGCGGCGAAAAGCGCTTCTCGCGGGCGAGAGCCCTAGCGAAGTGCAGTCGCTCATCTTCCCGCGCGATCGCTTCACCGTAAAACAAGCGTGGGGCTGGGCGAAGCGAAACGGTTTCAAACCGTCCAGGCCCGACCTCAAGAAGAACACGATCCGGCTGCGTCAGCAGAGCCCGAAAGGCTTTCGACGCATGCGTACCAAGACGCTCGATAGCAGAAACGATGTGAAAGCCGTCATCGGCTGGAAGAATTATCCATGAGCACTGACGACTTCGATCTGCAGGGGCGCGTCAAAAAGCTCGAAGCGCTTATACGTCTGATTGTAGGTGCGGTCACACCCAACCTGGAATCATTATTTGTTCTCCGACCTGGGGGTATTGCCAGCGGCAACGTATTCACCGACTGGCCGTCTCTCTATTCTGCCTACTCGCAGGCGCAAGGACCACGATGGGTGTGGTTCGACGCGTCGCTCGCGCCCATCACGATCCCCGCGGCGGGACAGCCAGCCGGCGGCTGGAACGTCGACAACACCACCTTCGGGACTTATGGCAACGCCTCCGACTTCCTCGGAGGCATCGTCACGTTTGCGCAAGGGGCTCACCTCGCGTTTACGACGATGACGATCGAGGGCAACGTGACGTTCCAGAGCGCAAGCACCTTGCCGGTCGTGACGATGGTCAACGGCAGCACGATCTGGATGAGAGAAAATTGCCAGATCCTCTCCGAAGCGGGCAAAGCGCCGTTCGCTGTGGTGGTCGCGGGCCATACCGGGCTCCTGGTCGTGCTCGACAACTCACTGCTCGGCGACGGAATAACGCCCGTCTTAGGTGGAGCCGCAGGCTCCTGGTTCGTGGACGCATTCAACCTATCGGATGTAGCCGGGAACTTTTGGGCGAACGCTGGCGCCGGTATGACCCTGTCATTCGACGCAAATACAACCGTAGGCACACCGCAGACCGGCGTGGGGCTCATCCCCGTCGATACAGCAACGCAGGTGAGCTACGACGCGTCACCGGGCGGTACAAACTGGAATCCCGTTCCCATCCTCGTCAAGAACGCCCTAAACCAGCTCGCGCAAACCAACGATCTGAACGATACCAATGTCGGTGCGCTCGGGCCCGCCAACATCGTCTCGTTCCGGTCCGTAGGGACTCTGACGCGACAAGGGGCGGGCCTCTATCTCGTCACCGGACAGATGTTAGGGCAAGACTCCGTTCCGGGAGAACGCATCACCGTCTCTCTCATCCGGGACCTGGGCGTAATCAAGACGACCATTGTGACCGCAGCTGCATCGGGAGATTGGAGCGTCGAGATCTCAGCGCTCGACTCGGCCCCTGATCTGCTGGCCCACTTCTGGCGCATCACCTGTCAAGGTAACGCCGGCAATCTCACCGTCGGGATCGGTGGCGCAAGCGTTTTCGCGGTCGAGCAGAAATAAAAAAGCTGCTACGCTCAGGATCGGTTTCGTAGTCGAGGACTTTTCCTCGCTCTTCGAGCCGCCCTAGAACGCCTCCGGGACCGCAACCCCGGAGGCGTTCGCTTTTATCCAACAAAGTGCTTCCCTCTCTCGATTCGCCTGATCTAGGCTCATCGATCCGAGCCGACGTGAGAAGCGGCTCGGGCCCCTGAGACAGCTGGCTGGAACGGCTTCGGACTTCGCGCTCCCCCGCGGCGGAGGACTTCTCACGTCGTTTCAGTCGGCTGTCTCAGGGGCTCTTCTCTCGCACGCGGAGGATCCCCCATGCCCACCCCACCGAAGAACAGCTCGTATTGGCTCAGTCTCGTCGACTTCGCGATGCGCGCAAAAGTGCGAGGGTACACGGTTCTATTTTACTATTCTTACAGCATCTGACAATCGCGCATGATTCGCTTCAAGCGCGACAACCCATGCCCGATCTGCGGCGGATGGGAGAAGTCGGAACGTGGAGAAGGAACACGTTGCTGGGGGTACCTGACCGACGACGGGCAATTCGCCCACTGCATGCGCGAAGAGTTCGCGCACGGCATCCAGCAAAACGACGGCAGCAAAGGGTACGTGCACTGGCTCTGGGGCCCGTGCTTCTGCGGCATCGACCATAGCGGCGGCACGTTCGTCTCTCGCGGCGTCACCGACCACGAAGCGCTCTATACCTACGACGACGAAGAGGGCCGCGATCTCTTCCAGGTCGTGCGTGACCCGGGCAAGAAGTTCTGGCAACGTCGCTCCGACGGAGCGGGCGGATGGACCGCTGGCGTCAAGGGTGTGCGCGGTGTCATCTACCGCCTGCACGAGCTCACCGTCGATGACTCTGACCGGCCCATCTACATCGTCGAGGGCGAGAAGGACGTCGACAACCTTCGTAAACGTGGACTGCTGGCCACCTGCAACCCTGGCGGGGCCGGCAAGTGGGCCGCCGTCGCGTCGTCGGCGTGGGCCCCCTTGGCGAGTCGCGACGTCATCATCATCGCGGACGCCGACGAAGACGGCCTAGGCCGAAAGCACGCACTAGAGGTCCAAGCCAACCTCACCGGACACCCACGCTCGATGCGGCTCTGCGAGTGTCCACCACCGCACAAGGACGTCTCCGATCTCCTGTCCTCAGGCGGAAACCTCGATCAGCTCATCGAGATGCAGCCGTACGTACCTTCGTCTTCGAAAACAAACGGCCACGCCAACGGTCACACGAACGGCGCCAGCATCTTCGCTCAATTCTCGCCGCCAACCGAGCGCAAGCCGCTAAGCCCGCTTGCTATCATCGACCGTTGGCAAGAAGAGGGCCCACTCATCCACGTTCCCACGGGCCTGCCGACCCTAGATGGGCTCACCGGGGGAGGATTCACCCTGGGCTCGCGGGTGTACCTCGTGGGAGCTCCAGACGCCGGCAAGACGGCCTTGGCCGTGCAGCTCGCGGACGTGTTTTCAGCGCGAGGTCTGGCGGTGGGTATCCTGGCAGTCGACGAAGACCCTGATCCGGACGTCCAGACCCGCCTCGCCCAGCGGCGAGGCTTCTCTCGCCGGCAGTGCGAGGAGCGCAGTAAGGAGACGTTGCAAGCGTTGCACACGGCTTTCGCCGACGTCTCGGTCCGCATGTACGACGCGATGTGGACGATCGAGGCGGCTGCTTCGAACCTGGCCGCGTACGCCAAAGAGTCCGGAAAAACCGGATCCATGCTCGTCGTCGACTCGATCCAAAGCGTCTCGAGCGAAGCGTTGACCAAGCGAAAGGACGACGTCAGCGAAAGGCAGATCGTCAACGCAAACGTTCGCGCAGTCCGAGAAACCGCGACTGCTTACAGGATGCTCGTCGTCGCTACCAGCGAGATGAATCGCGGAAGCTATCGCAGCATCGAGGCGGTCGAAGAAGCTGAAAGCGCCGGCAATATGGCGAGCGCCAAGGAGTCTGGAGCCATCGAGTACAGCGCGCGTGTGATGCTCGTTCTTCGTTCCGTCAAGAACGTAACAAACCTTCTTTCTCTCGGTGTCGCCAAGAACAAGCACGGTCCTTCTGGTACCGGACTGTTTCTCGAAATCAATCGCGACAAAATGGCTATCACCGAGTGCAGCGTGTCGCCGGACCTCGTCTCGGTGGCTGCTTCGAAGCCCTCGAAGACCGAGCAGAAGAACACCGACAAGAAGGAAGCCAAGATCAACGCGGCGGCTGACGCGGCTGTAGCCGTCATTTACAACAAGCCTGGAATCGGTAAGGTTCAGCTACGCACCCATGTGTCCGCTCAGATTGAAGGTGGATGTGCGAAAGATACCGTGGACGTGGCGGTAGCAAGATGCGTTGAGGGCGGAAGAGTCGTGTGCCAAGAGGTGAGCAGTCGTGAGATTCGGTACTACCCGAAGGGCTGGGAACAGGTGGGTCAAAATGAACCACAAGAGAGAGAGATCTCCCCCCACACCCCCCAGAGTGCCGGCACACCGGCACTCATGGGAGTGGGTGTGGAGAGTGCCGCAGCAAAAAACGGCGCGGCACTCAGCGGCACTCATGATGAAAACTCCACGAACGCCTATAAAAACAGCGAAACGAGAGTGCCGGCTTTTTCCGGCACTCATTCCGGCACTCACAAAATCGACGCGGCACTCACAAATCAGCAGGCTGAAGAGGACGCTGACGAGCTCTACAGGTTGCCGGATAAGCAGTGGAAGACCTACATGTCGTCCAAGCCTTGGGGCCCCGAACGACGACGGCTCGCCAGGCAGGTCGCCGCCGAACGCGTACAGAGGGCCATTGGTGACGCTGACGTCCTGCGTAGCTTCGTCGCGCGCGGAATAGACCCGAAGGCCTACGCCGAGGAGAAAGGCTGGCCAGAGAGGCGCCTAGGCGCCGCGTTGTGGCGTCTGGAGCTCTCCCCCCCGGCGACCCCATCTCCGTGGGACTCGGAGGCGGACGCGAGGTCGCTGCAGAACGCGCAGCGAATCGGGCACGACGTGCGGGTGTGGGTAAAAAATGAAGGCTGGGAGGAAGAGCGCCTGAATGCGGCTCTGGAAATATTGAAGAGATCGTTACTCAAATGATCGAAGAATTTCAGTCGGATAGGTGGTGGAATCAGGTTCAGCAATACGACCTGTTGCGATGCGTCTTCTGCGGGCGAGACCTCACGCAGGCGATCCAGACCAAGTCGCAGCAGGGAACGGCGATGGTCGCTTGGTGGGAGCGGCGCGACTACAGCGCTACGTTTGCGTCGGGCGTGTACTGTCAGGGCGAGAACGCCTGCTCGTGGCATTGGGCGACGAAGCCTGGGTATTTGCGTGATGTGCACGTAGAGAAGTGTAGAGGACATCTGTTTGAGTTCGAACGGATCGTCGCTGCGTACAGTAACTGGAACGGCGATGCTCTACGTCGTTTCACTGGCGTGTGCATGCTTCTGTCGAGAATGAGCGTTGTGTTTGATAAACGGCATGCAAAAGTCTCTGCTGAGAAAGTCGAAGAAGAGCGCAACAAGGTAACCACGGCTCTTCGTCAACAGGTTTTCGAGCGAGACGGGTTTCGGTGTCGACGTTGTGGGCTGCCTTCTCCAGTGGTCACGCTGGTCGTGGACCATGTGATCCCGGTTTCGTTAGGCGGCCTGACAGAGCTGAGAAATCTTCAGACGCTGTGCTGGGATTGCAACGCCGGCAAAGCGGCTCGGACACCTCATCCTCACGATCTGAGGGGCCGATGAACGCGAAACGGTTCTCAGCGAGCTCGCGCCGCATCCCCGGCTTCGACGGCTACATCGTCTCCGACAGGGGCGTCATCTACGGCCCTCGCGGTCACGCGCTGCGTCCCTCGCGCAGCGACAGCGGCTACTTGAGGGTCACGGCGCGCGGTCGGCGCTTGTTCGTCGCGCGCGCGGTGCTTCTGGCGTTCGTAGGACCTCCGCCGTCGCACAGACACGAGGCGGCGCACGCGGACGGGAACAAGGACAACAACGCGCTCTGGAACCTGTCGTGGAAGACGCGCCGGCAGAACGAGGCGGACAAGCGCCGGCACGGGACGGCGCCGAGGGGGTTCACGGGTCATCGAGATGCGTCGCACGTGCGAAAGGTGCGGAATCTGCTGGCGCGAGGGTTGAGCTACGCGCACGTCGCCAAGCGCGTGGGTCTGCATCGGCACTCGGTGTCGCGCATCGCGCGAGGACTGAGACACGCGTCATGAGCGACGTAGAAACGCGTCGTCAGCTCGCTGCGCTGAACCTAGAAGACCGATGCGCGGACGTGTGCTCGGGGTGCGGGCTGCACATGATCTTGGATTTGGACGAGCGGATCCGGTGGCTTTGGGACGGGGGGACGGCGGTGTGTGTGGGATGCGGTCTCGAGAAGAACAGAGAAGTAAAGAAGAGCCCCGTGCTGGAAGCAGAGCCCAGCGCGACGCTGGCGGAGCCGTTGCAGTCGATTGCAGCGAGCTCCGTGTCGCGAGAAGGGTCGAACAGGGAGTTCAATTCTCCCGACGGGGGCCAGGTGATGGACGAGTGGATGGCGGCGTTCAACAAAGCGATCGCAGAGGAAGGTGCGAGATGAAAACGGTCGTAGTGGATACACCCGGAAACCGCTTGCGCGCTCGTAACGTGTTGCGCAGGTCGATGAAGCTCGTTCGGCGCGGTTGGACGCAAGGGGCGCTTGCACGCGATCGCCGAGGTCGGTCTGTCTATGAGCGCTCTGCGCGAGCGCGAAGCTTTACGCCTTGGGGCGCTATGCTTCGTGTCGCATTCGATTCGCCGTGGCGCGTCGGTTTTCTCGCTCAGAATGCGCTGCTACGCGCGTACGGATACCCCGATCGTCTGTTTCGGACGGGTCGTGAGTTTGAGGATACGCCGGGGCGTACGAAGCGTGAGGTGCTGGCGGCGATTCGTCGCGCGATCGAGGGGCTTCGTCACGAGGGGTACGGAGAGCAGCTCCCAGCATGAAGTTTTGGCGTCTGATGCTGGTAATGGCCTGGTACACGCTGACGCGTCAGTGGCGTAAGCGCGACGCCATCGATGAGCGTCTCTCGAATTACATCGCCGGGCGTCAGCAGCAAGGTACGTGGCCGACGGGAGGTCCGTTGTGACGACGAGAGAGGGTGATCTAGAGAATGCGCGCCAGCAGATGAGGGAGTATTCGGCAGACTTGGAGGCGCTTCGTCCGTTTCTCGGTACACCCGCTACGCCCCACGCTCAGCAGGCGTGGGACGAGGCGGTGCAGCGTTTCGATGTCGCTTGCGAGGAGTATGCGAGGGCGCTCGAGAATCTCAGCCGGTGACAGCCTTGTACACCGCCGCGTCGATGACTCCTGCGTACGCCCCGACCCCGCCGCTCGCGGTCTGGAAGGCGTCGGTGACGAGGGCGAGGTTGCCCGGGTCGTCGAGGTCGGCGACGGACTTGACGCCGAGCTCGGAGAGGCTCTGCACGGAGCTCGGGTAGGTGCCCGAGGTCGTGGCTTGCGTGGCCCAGTCGTAGAGCTTGCTCTTGTAGGTCTGCTGCTGCAGCGGCGTGAGGGTGTTCCAGTACGCGTTCGAGCCGGGGGCGTTCGGGTTCGCTGGGTTGGAGGGCAGCTGGGGAGCTGCCTGCACCTGTCCGCCGAGGAACGCTCCCAGCGCTCCGACCAGGATGGCCCCGCCCGCGGCGTAGGCTGCCTGGTGCATGCTCTTTCGACCCCCGCGCAGGGCGTGAGCCGTGAAGTAGCCGGCGAGCCCTCCTGCGACCGCTCCAGCTCCGCCGCCGATGACTGCGCCCTGAGTGTTCATGGGTGAAGTGTACGAGCAGAACGGGGGGCTTGACAACTCACACTGGAATGGTGGCACGAAGCTCGACGAGCCAGCGGGCGATCGTCTGGGGAATCGACTCGTCGGCGCGGGCCTTCAGAAGGGCGTACGGGATGCACCACTCGGCGCAGAAGTCGCGCCAGACGCGCTGATCGGGCTCGAGAGAGCCGGTGGCGGACTTGAGTTCGATCTCGATGTGTATGCCGCCGACGAGAACGCCCCAGAGGTCGCACTGGCCCGGGAGGGCGAAGCGCATCGAGCGGGAGCGTCCGGTGCGCGGATCGAGAATTTTGACCTTGGAGACGTTGCGGCGGAAGAGACGGAGCTCGGGGAAGGCGCGAGGGGCTTCGAGGAGCAGGGCGGCGAGCAGGTCCGATTCTAAGGCGTGTTGGGGCATCGAACATCCCCTGGCATCGGACGTCCCGCGAGCGATATGCAGAAGAGAAAGCGTTGCGCGGGTGTGCTGGCGAGACCACGGAGATCTTCTTGGCGCTCGGGCCAGCACTGCCGGCCGACGCGCGGAGCGTTTCCGTAGGCGACGACTTTCCGCCGCTGCCCACTCCGGCAGAAGGGTCGCCGTCGCTCGCGCTCGACGTCGAGGGTCGTCACTGCAGCCTCATGGGCGTTCCGTGTCTGGGGCCAGCGTCCTCTTTCATCTCGAAGGACGCGCCGACAAAGCAGCACTCGTTCTCCGGGCACGAGTGGTCGTACTTGGCTCCTCCGCACGTGCTGTTCTCGATGCAGCACGGGAAGGGATGTCCGGGCCCGTTGCAGTAGTTGTCGTTGATGCCGCAGGGGTAGACGGCAGGGTCGACGTAGAGGATTCCTCCGGGTTTGGAGGCGCTACACGCCGCGACGACGACGAGAGCCGTGATGAACGTTCTCATGGTCGGATTCCGTTGTTGCGCCGTTCCTCGGTCATATCGAAGATCGGCGGGTGGTCGATGAGGGACTGCAGGCCCGGGTGTTCGCGGTCAGAGAACGAGCCGTAGTAGGGGCACGTCTGCCAGCTGAGAGAGCAGCGGTTGCCCGACAGGAGGTAGCAGCGCGGCCTAACTTTGCTCCACTTCTCGTCGTCCCACGCGCGGCGGTTGGCTTGTACGTCACCGCTTAGAATCTCGGATAGGCGAAGGTTGATCGTGGTCTGGCAGCACTTGACGCACGTGTTGTCGCCGCCGTTTCCGCAGATGTTCTGGCCGAAGACCTTCCGTGACCACGCGCCGTGAGGCAACAGCTGCATGGTGTGCGTGCGGTCGAGCGCGATGCGGTATCCGGCTTTTTGCAGGCGGATCCCCATGTCCATGTCCTCGATGCCGCGCGAGCCGTCGTACATCTCGTCGTAGCCGTTGACGGCGAGCACCCCTTCGAGAGGGAGCGCTGCGTATCCGTACATCGAGGGGATCCGTGCATCACCGACGATGGGGCCGACGACCTTGCCGTCCGACTCGAGAAAGACCTGACGCGAGTCGATGATCTCGGTACCGTTGAGGATCTGGCACATTGAGGAGAGCATCTCTTTGCGCTCTTCCCACGCTTCGAGGACGTTGGCCAAGTATGTTGCAGGCAGGACCGCTCCGTCGTCGATTGTGATGGCGAGGGGAGAACGCATGTGCGCGAGGGCGGTATTCTTGTAGGCACTGATCGCGCAGCGCTTGTCCTTGACCATCTGCGACTGCTTGGGTGGGACGTGCAGGATGCGAAGCCCGTTGGTCGAAGCGCTCGAGTGGTAGGCCTCGAAGTAGGGCCACCGCTCGAAATGCAGACCATCGACGATGATGATCTCGACCTCGTGGGGCGAGACGGTTTGCTTGAGGACTTGCTCGACGGGGCCCGCGAGGATGTCGTGCGGGTGGATCGAGAATGCTTCGTTCTCGCGAACGGTGTTCATCAGGACCGAGATGCGTCGGTCGAGAACGCCGCCTGGAAAGTGAAAGAGGCCCGTGGCGACCCCTCGGTGCAAGAATTCGCTTCCGAGCGCGAGCATTTCTTCGGGCGTCCAGTCCTTCTGATGCGCCTCGTACGGGTTTCCCAGGTAGGGCCCCTGCGGGTACGGGATGATCGGCAGGCTCACGAGCACGCCGTACTTGCTCGCGCGCTGCAGCATGCGAAGAACACGCACGGCGTCTTCTTGGGGCATGTGCTCCAGGACGTCGAAGGCGAAGACGAGGTCGGGCTTTTCTTCGAGAACGAGATCGCTCGCGTCGCGCACGTCGAGCACGTGGACGGCGTTGTAGTGTTGCAGCTGCTCTTTCGCGACGGCGTTTTCGCCTCGGATGTACGGCTCCCAGATCTCGAGTCCAACGAGGAATCCTTGCGTCCACCCCCAGTCTCTCCGCAGGTACACGCCGTAGTCGCCGCGTCCCATCCCGACATCAAGGATCTTCCGCGGCTGGAATCGATCGACGATCGCTCGGATTTGCTCGTTGTGCTCGTTGGCTGACTGGGGCACGTTTACCGAACCTTTCGAAAGAGACCGCAGGCGTTGATCCCTGGAATCTTGATTGTCTGAAGAAGCTCGCAGTGAGCTTCCAGGAGCTTGCACGCGGCAAGGGTTGTGCAGACGCCGGCCTCGTGCCAGTCGATGTCGTCCATCCAAACGAAGCCGCCGATCGTGACCTTGGGGATCCAGGTCTGCACATCGAAGACCGACTTCTCTTCGGAGTGGTTGCCGTCGATGTGGATGAGATCGACCACGTGAATGTACTTCGCCGCTTCCGCGCTCGTCATGCGCAGCACGCGAGAGCTCGACTTGGAGGCGAAGAGATCCACGACGTCGAGGTACATCCTTCCGTGGTCGATCTTCGACCACCAATCGAGGTTCGCTTTGTCGATCATGTGCTCGGTGGATCTCTCGACGCTCCACGGGTCGATGCCGTAGACGACAGAGCTGATGTAGCCGGCCGCGGTGACGAGGGCCCCGAAGGAGCTTCCGCCGAAGACTCCGATCTCGACGATCGTTAGGGGCCGTTTGAGCTCCTCGTGCAGCATGAAGACGCTGTCGACGAGCGCATCGCGCTTCTCTTTTTTGCACCACCCCGGCAAGGGGTTGCAGAGCTGCTCAGCGAGGGCTTTCACCTGATCTCGGTTCATGTCTCGGTGCATAGAGGATCCTTTCGATGTCTGAATGATTGATCTCGCAGAGCCAGGCTTCCCGGTCTTCGACGCCGAACGAAAAGAGCACACTGCTGTCGAGCATGGCGGCCCCGCAGCAAAACTCGACTCCGGTGTGCCGGAACGAGAACGGCTTGGACATGGCGACGACTTGAAGCCGGTCTGAGAGGTGGACGAAGCGGTGCTGGTAGAAGCCGCGGATACGTTCGTGCGCGACGAGGAGATAGCCGCCGAGGAAGGGAACGGCTTGGGAGCTGCCCGAGAGCATCGGTTGGTCAGGAGCCTGGCCGTCGAGAAACGGCTTGCGCGACATCTCTTGGCAGTTCTCGTCGAGCACGATCGTGAAAGGGCGCAGCGCGTAGAGGTAGAGCAGGCGGTCAGGTTCGACGATGGGAAGCCAGTTCTTCTCGGCGATGGGAGACCGGTGGACACGTACGTCACGTACGTAACCGGCGTCGAGGAGACGAAAGGTGACCTGCTCTGGCTTGCCGTGACGGTTGTAATCGCACGCGCACGCGATCGCGCGCATCTCGTTCTTGTAGCTGAAGAGACGGATGTCCTCGAATCCGCGAGAGAACGTGTCGAACTTGCGGCTGTTCCAGTCGACGGTACGCGGCTCACGAAGGACGCTGGACGTTTCTGGACGCAGGTCGACGTCTTCTAGTGACGCATCGATTGCGCGAACGGCGTTGTGCGAGTGGTAGGGGCCGCACTCGTTCGGCTCACCGAGCCTGTAGCTGACGAAGCGCACCGATAGCCAGAGTAGTCCCTCGTGCCATGCGACGGTGGGGTTGCACGGGTGAAACAGACCGTCACCGAAGATGTAATCCTCGACACGGACGAACCGGATCGACTTGCAGAGCGCTTCGAGTTTCGGAACGTCAGGCAGCGGCCGAAACGTTTCGTCGAGCTGGCCGATCCAGTGGCAGCGCCAGCAGCGGAAGTAGCCCGCCTCGCAGGAGAGGATCGGGGTCTTGCACTGCGGGCAGGTGGGGCCGATGCGGTTCACGGTTTCGGTTTTTCCAGGTCTTCTCTGGCCTCGTCGCGCTTCTCGTGAGTGTCGAGCCCTACGAGACGAAGCGCCTGATCTACCATGCACCCACTATCGTGCTGTTCGTCGCTTCGATGGCAGCACTGCTTTGGGTCTTCGTTGGCGAGAAGAGCGCACGTCAGAACGTGAAGTGCGCCGAGCATCGTTACGGCTCGGTTGGGTAGGGGTAGGTCTCCGCTTACTGCAGTATCGATCGTGTTCAGCAGATTCATAGTGGGCGTCCAATCCTTCTGAGGAGCTTCGTAGGGCGTTTTCACAAGCCGAACGCCTCCAGCGCATCCGCTTCATTCTTCGAGATTCCGTGTCCTTCCGCTCTCGCGACAAACCCGATCGCCGCATCCGCCGCTCGGTGCCACGCCTGCGAAGGGTTCATGTCGTCGCACTGGCCGGGGCGGTAGTGCGCCCACACGGCGTCACGAACGCGCTTGGGTACACGAAACCAGTGCCGTTTGCACATGAGCATCTCGGGCGGGACGTGCTTGGTGCAGGCGCGTGCGTGGCAGCGGTGGGTCGCGCGACGCTTCAGGGCGTACTCGGCCGCCTTGGTGGCCTGCAGAACGGGGCACGAGGGAGGGCAGCCGATGCCGTGGATAGGGCACCCGACGTCGACCAGAGGTCCGTTTGTGAGCGTAGTCGCTACGGTCGTGACGCCTTTGGGCGGCGTGTCGGACGAGAAGATGTCCACGCCGAATAGGTCGATTTGTTTCGTCATATGTCCAACCCATCCTTCGCGCGCAGCAAGATGCTGACGAGCTTCTGAATCGTCTCTCGCGTGAGGACATCACCCTCCGTGAGCGTGAGCTGTTCGTCGTCGCCTTCGCGACCCGCGCGTAGCTCGACGAAGCGTCCGTCGCACTCGTAGAAAGCTTCTTTCAGCTCCGGTACGGACGTGGGAGTGAAGAGCGGTTCGAACCTGGCCCAGAGAGCGCGACGACCCGCCTTGTCGAGCGGCGTGATGCGCAGGAAGGTCTTCGGGATGTAGTCGCCGTGGCCGAGGTCGGAGCTGTCGTGCTCCATCGCTGCTGGCAAGTCTTCGGGCGAGACGCCTTCGGGGAGAGGTTCCCCGGACGCGAGCAGCTCTTTGGCGGTCTTCATGCTTGCCCCACAACCGGCTTCTTCCCAAACACGCCTTCCCACCCTGCGCGATACGCCGGGGTTGCAACCTGCGCGGGACCGCTCTTCTCGTCGGACGAGAATTCGATAACCTCTGCGAGCACGTGACCGTCGCAGGTGTTCCCGTCATCGTCGAGCACGTGACGCAGCTCGTACGTCGTTCTGCGGCTCACGTGGATACCTTGGTCTGCTTACACATCCAGCACATCGGAGGTCGGACACCTCCGTAGGAGGTGTACTCGTGCGGTCGTCCATAATGGCACTTCCCGGTTGTCCGGTGTGACTACCATTGGGTCGATACTCAAGATTGCTGCGATTGACCGCAGCGCCTCTACCTCCTCATTGTCAAGGAAGCCTGAGGTGAAGCTCATCGAATTCACTGCAACATCCAGAACGCATTGCAGTAGCACACGAGGCAACGTGATTGTGTCGTTCGCTATTTGATTTGTCATTGCGTCCCTCCATGCTTGTGCACCGCGATCCCCTGCTGCTCCACCCACCCCGCGAACGAGTCGTCGTCGTCGGCGACGAACGGATCCTCTGGCGCTACCTCTTCTTCGTCTCCCAGTTCAGTACGTGCCGCTTCGACTGCAGCTTGCTCTTCGCGTTCCGACGCTTCCTTCTTCGCAGCTCGTCGCCTCTCGCGACTATCAAGAGCCCGCTGCCAGTTTACATCTTTCGCGTACTCCCACTTCGCGAGCTCCCCCCAATCCTTCGGCGGCCAGTCCTTGTACCGTTCCTTGTACTTCGCCGAAGCAAACCCCGGCTTGAACCCGCGCGCGCGCGCGAACTCTACCTGCTTGTCGAAGAACTGCTTTCGCAGGTCGAGCGGCTCTGTCGAACGCTTCTGAAGCTCGTCGGGCGTCTCGTTTGGCACCTGCCGTTCTGACGAGTCAGACGAGAAGGCTACGCCGCAATACGGACACGAGGCGCGTCCCGCGAGTACGTACGCGTAGCACGTGGAGCACACCTTCATTGCGGGCGCGCTGGATCGGCGCGCAGGCCTTCCTGTCAGCGACCAGTTGACATCTTCGTACGGCGCATAGAGCCGATCCATATTCCCAGCGTGGTCGAGCAGCAGCGGTACGATCCCCTTGTGGGGCGTCATGATGCGACATGCGCTCTGACGCCAGAGCGTGATCGATTGCGTCGGACGAGCGTGCACCACGCACTTGGCTTCGGGAAGGTCCACGCCTTCGAGCAGGATGTTCACGTTGCTCAGGATCTCAATCTTGCCGGCGGCGAGGTCACGGAGCGCGGCTCGGCGTTGCTCTTCGGGGGTCGTTCCGTCCAGGTGCGCGATGCGCACGCCTTGCGCTTCGAAGCGTTGGCAGAGCGAAAGCGAGTGGTCGATACCCGACGCGAAGAGAAACGTCGCGCGACGTTCGCCGGGGGCGAACTTGCCGGGCAGCCGATCACCCTTGGGCGAGAACATGGGGTGCAGGTGCGCGTACTTGAGCCAGTGCTCGACGACGTTGCCTTCGAGGTCCTTCTGGTGCATCACCTCGGCGAGCGCTCCCTCGTCGTAGTCGCCCGCGATCGTCCGCACCTTCGAAAGGTCCGCCTGAAGCGGTGAGGCGTACACGTCGGGAGCGATGAGCCAGTCCGGCCGTTTGAACAATTCCTGGTAGGTCGCAACGACCTCAAGAACCTCGTACAGGTCGCCGAGGGGCTTGCCGTCGAGCCGGCAGGGGGTAGCGGTGAAGCCGACGATGAAGGCCTCGGGGTACGCCTCGAAGATGTGCTGGATGTAGCTGTCGGAGCACGAACGGTGCGCCTCGTCGATGAAGATGATGCAGCGCTGTTCCTTGTACGGCTTCTCTCGGCGGGCCAGTGTTGCGATGCTGCAGACCTGTACCGACGCGTTCGGGTTCTCCCGTTCGTCGTCTCCGCGAAGGACCCCGACGTTCGTCAACCCAGCGCGCGCGAGCTGGGCGACCGCCTGATCGATGAGTTCCATGCGGTGTGCGACCACGATGACCGGGAGCTTGGTCGCCTTGGTGACGGCGACGATGATAATGGTCTTCCCGGCGCGCGTGGGAGCCACGCAGAGAACGCGCTTTTTGCCGGACGTGTTGTGCATGCGTAGGAGGCGCACGGCCCGGTCCTGGTAAGGACGCAAGACGATCTCCGAGGCGGAGGTGGACTCGGCCTCGAAGAGGGGGAGGGAGATGTTGAGCTTACGAGCCATCGGCTTAGAGGTTTTCGCCGCCTGGAACGAGAATGATCCGCTTGGCAGCACATTCGTCTGTCAGACGTCTGACCTCCGCGCCGTTCTTCGCGCCTTTGATCTGCGCCTCGACGAGGCGGTTGTACTCGCGGTGCAGACGCCGAGACTCTTCACCCATCCCGAACGGATAGTGGGTCGGATGGCCGACCCACTTGCGGCCTTCGGCTTCCATCGTTTCCGCGCACGCGAGCGCTTCGACGATCTGCTCGTCGGTCTCGACGTTCTTGCCGAGTCGAACGCGCTCGGCAGCCCACGCTCGTATGGTAGCCGGCGCAGCCGCATCGCGACTCAGCAGAACGAAGACCATCTCTTCGGGGTGTGCGCGCTTCATGCAGGAATTTTTGGACAACTCGTCTTTCTTGCGCATGTTCTTCTCCTAGCTGTGGAGTCGCAGCTGTTTCCCGTCGGCTTCTAGGTGCAGGATCTTGATAGCGGCGTCGAGGATACGCTGACAGGTCCGCGCTCGCGGCTGATGGTCGGGACGAAGAAACGCCCGCAGCGTGTTTTCTCGAATTTCGAGAAGTGTCGCAGTGCGCTTGAGCGAAAGCGTTCCGAGGCCCTGGCACACGGGACACGGGTCACCCCAGCCGATACCGGCGCTGACGATGCCGCGACGGCAGTGGGGGGCGTCGCAGGCGATCATCGGCCGGGCGGGCGTTTGGGTAGCGGTTGACGAAGAACCGCGGGCGTAATGACCTCGCGACCGCGTGGAACCTTGCTCGTGTCGAACGGCTGGAGGCGCTTTTCGACCTCGGTGGCAAACGCTCGCTGCCGGAGCGTGAGCGCGACCTGACCGCTCTGCAAGTCTTGCTGCATTCCGGTGAACGCGGCTTTCTCGTAAGGAGAAAGCTCGGGGTCGTTGCCGGGCTGCAGGATGCGCGAGAGGAGGGCGAGGTCGGAGGTACGATTCATCACTAAAGACTCCGAACGCGAGCCGCTAGCTGTTCCCACATCTCTCGGGTGCCGTGATACGTGTTCTTCCATGCTTCCTCCGGGTTCTTGAGTTCGTAGTGGTACGACTCGAACGCGACCTGGCCTGGTGTTTTCGCAGTATCACCGAGGTCGCGCTGCCAGTAGAAGCAGACAAGGTCTGTTCCGCCTCCTGTCGCAAGTGCGGTTCCGCGCAGGTCCCAGCCGTCCCCCTCTGGGGGGCACGGGACCGAGACAGTGCCGTCGTGTTTCATGATGGTCGGAGCATGTGTCACGGCCCACTCTCTTTTCATCCCGCCCTCGTCTCCGGCTTGTAGAAATCGTTGACGAGCTTCGGCTGCCAGTCCGAATCGTCCGGCTCGACGCTCGAGAGCTGCCAGCCGTCTTGCCCGATCGTTACCGTGCGAAGAGGGTTGGTGGGGTCGTGGATCTCTTTCACCGCTGCGAAGAGGGCTTGCGCTTGCTCGCGGGTGCTGGCGTAGACGAAGAGGTCTTTGACGGCTTGCGTCTCGGGAGAGACGAAGATGCCGCGCCAGCGTCCGACCGTAGCCGGCACCTCTTGCAGCTCCGGTTCGCTGGTCAGGCGGGCGAGAGCGCGCGGGATGAGGTCGGAAAGGGCTCGGAGGAAGGTGCTCATGTCTCTGTCTTCCGTCGTTGAGGACAGGACACCCTATTGTGTCCTGTTGCGCGACAAGTTGAACACCGATGTGGCGCCTGCTTCGGGCGCACCAAGATTCCCTCTCGCAGCTGCCGGTGACGCACCCGCTTGCGCACTTCGCGGAGCCACATTCTGTACTCGTACGCTTCCTCTGGCATGAGTGAGCCGAGTAGCTCTCGGGCCATCCCGAATACCGCATCGATCGCGGGCGGCTGCGAAGGTGCGGGCATCTCTCTCCAGCTGCTCACTTTTTCTTTCCGTTCTTCCGGATGCCCAATCCCTCCTCTATGAGGCCGCGGGCGAGCGATCCGACAGGGAGGTCAAAGTGTTCCTTGGCCTTGATGACGAGGGCCTTGTGCGTTTCCTTGGGGAGGCGCACGTGAATGACGACGGAGTCTTGTTCGTTCATCGTCGACAAAGATACCAGTTGACACTCAGCAACACAAGCTCTATCGTGGCCCATTGTGGAGGTTGCGGAATGGGACAGGGGCCGAGCGACTGGGAGAAGGGTGTGCTGGCGGCAGCGAAGTGGCTGAGGAGCTTTCGGGAGCAGTCGATCGTACCGGGTATCTACGACGACATGGCCGATCGGATGCTCCGCGAGCTCACGCCGGATACCGAGGGCACCGAGGCGCGGGTGGTGAAGCAGATCGCGACGTACATCCGCGAGCGAGCCGGTGACGACAATAATGTGACGTCGGTTCTGATCCGGACCGTCGCGTCGGATATCGAGCAGGGCTACTGGAGGCAAGCGTGAAAAACGTTCTCCTCCTCGACTGCGAGACGACCGGAATGGACCCCGCGCAGGGCGCCCGCTGCATCGAGGTCGCCGTGCAGCTCTACGACATCGAGCAGGCGACACCGATTGTGAGCTTCTCGTCTCTCATGTGGGATCCGGCGGAGAAACCCGACAACCCCATGGAGAAGGTGAACGGGATCTCGGCCGCGATGCTCATGGGTGCGCCGACTCCGGCGGACGTGTGGCGGCGGGTGCGAACGATCTCGATGGGTGCTGAGTGCATCGTTGCGCATCGGGCTGAGTTCGACATGAAGTTCACGCCGCCGCTCTGGAACGGCGCCAAGTGGGTCTGCACCAAGTCAGACTTTAAGTGGCCCCGCGGCCTCCGTGGCGATCATCTCGTCCACCTAGCCCTCGGCCTGGGCCTCGGTGTCATCGCAGCGCACCGCGCGATGACCGACGTCGACATGATGAGCCGCGTGCTGACGCGTGTCGCCGAGCTAGGAGGAGACCTTCAGGAACTCTTCCGGCTCGCGCTCCGACCCAAGGTGCGCGTCGTGTCGATGGCACCTTTCGAGATGAAGGACGTCGTCAAGGAACACGGGTTCTTCTGGGAGCCGGCGCGAAAGCACTGGTACAGAAATATGCCGCTCGAAGACGTGGCGGAGCTTCCGTTTCACGCGGTAGTCCAGCCGTGAGACACGTCGAAGTCGGCCAATGCTGGTCGGTCGTCGTGATGAACCGCTACGGCTCCGACGGCCGGATGAACGTGACGATCGATCGGATCGAAAACGGTTTCGCGCACGGCAGGACCGATCGCGGCCGGCAAGTGAAGCTCGCTCTACGCGTGCTCCGGTTCGGTCTTCGTGGCTCGCGGCTGAACGGCACGCCCGAGCGCCTCTACCTCCCATCCCCTGACCCGGCGCCCAAACCCACCGTCAGGGTCTACAAGCCCAAGAGTCTCGCCAAGGCGAGCCCCGAAGCGATGGAAGCGCTTCGCCTCCAGCAGAAGGAGGGCCTGCCGATCTACGCGATCGCGCAGCGCCTAGGATGTTCGATGAGTGCAGTGACAGGGCGGCTGAGAAGAGCGCGCGAAGCGCAGAAAGAGGAAAGGAACGGCCATGGCTAAGAGCTCCAAGGACGCACACAACGCGAAAGGTAGAGGCGCAACGCTCCTCTTCGACCCGGCGGATCTGGTCCTGGTCGACGACAAGGGCAGCGCCATCTTCGACGAGCGCATCTTCGATGCGCCCGAAGAGTCGATGGTGCTCAACATCATGGCCTACGGCGTCATCGAGCCGATCGTCGTCCGAAAGAACCCCGAGACCGGGAAGACCGAGGTTGTTGCGGGCCGAGGTCGAGTCCTGGCGACGCGCGAGGCGAACAAGCGCCTGAAGAAGAAAGGCGAAGAGCCGATCTGGGTGCCAGCGGTCGTTCGCCGGGGCGAGCCCCATGTGCTGATGGGCGTGATGGTCAGCGAGAACGTTCACCGCCGAGCCGAGACACCGCTTCAGAAGGCGCAAAAGGTCGCCAGGTTCCTGGACCTCGGGCGCTCCGAAGAGGAGGCGGCCATCATGATGGGCGTCTCGACGACGACCATCAAGAACATGGTCCGCCTGCTCGACGCTCCAAAGGAGGTGAAAAAGGCCGTCGAGAACGGCACGATCGCAGCGAGCGACGGCTACAAGCTCGCTAAGCTGGACGCTGGCGAGGCCAAGAAGCGCCTGGCCGACCTACCTCCCCCCGGAGACCACACCCGAGAGAAGAAGCCGCGCGCGGCGGCTCGCAAGGCTCGCGCCGAGAATCGCGAAGCGCTCGGGCTCACCGATGGGATGCGCGGCAAGAAGGAGGTGCAGGCGAAGCTCGAGGAGGTTCAAGGGGCTGAGGCGATCAAGGAGAATCATCGCGCCGCAATCGAGGCGGCTCTCTACTGGGTTCTCGGCGACGAGAAGCCGCTCGTGTCGCTCATCGGATAGGATGAGCGAATGAAGATCCAGCCGCGTTGCGAGTCCCCCCAGGGGTGCCACGACTCTGGGGGCTACGTCCCGGTCAGCGGACGCAAACCGATTCAGCCGGTGCGCTTCTATTGCGCCAAGCATCGGCGCAAGGGGCCGAACGGCAAGACGCTGCCGCATCACACGATTCGGCAGATTCGGATGAGGTTCGGTCATGGAGCAGTCTGAGAGAGTTCTTCGGGCTAGGCTTCGAGAGCTTCTTTTGAAGTGGTGTCGGGGCGTATTCTTGGATGAGGATCCTGGTGTAGAGGTCACTACTAGACCAGAACTGATCATGCTTGAGCGTTGCGCCCGTGAACTGGCTTTAGAGCTGAGGAAGCCGGTCATGAACGAAGAAGAAAAGAGAATGAGAGACAGCTGGCCAAAAGAGCTCGGCTTACTCTGGGAGGCCATCTTGGCCTGGCTCCCTTCGGTTGGTAGGAAGCCAGAAAGCGTTTCGATTGCGGTGATCCCGGTCGGGACCGGCGGTGGCCCGCTGCAGCCGAATTTGCGTGGAGATCAGGTTCTAGGCGAGAAGCCTGGAGAGCTGCTTAGGAAACTGATTGCTGACGTATACGGATGGTCCTACGCAGTCGGCAAAGAATGTAGGGTCGGTTTCTATTTTCCAGTTTCGCGTTACGGGAGTGGATGGGAATCTCTGGCTGAATCCGACAAGTTCACCTTGAAGCGAAAGTGGCCCAAGGACAAACCTGTTCCACGTTTCGCAACGGAGCAAGAGAAAACCGTTTGGTACGAGCAAAACGAGGTTCCCTGGGATTCGATGTGGGCGTGGCCCAATTACTGATCATGTAGGGCGAATGAAAACGCTTTATAGATGTAAAAGATGTGGGCGCAAACAGCTTGATCGAGGTTCGCCGTGGGCATCGTTCATGGGTTGTCGCTCTACTGAAGGGTGTAACGGTTCTGTAGAATGTCTTACGGAATGGCGTATATACGCATTGACGTGTCCTATTAGCGGCTATGTAAAATATATAGGATGCACCTCGTTAGATTTAGATCAAAGATTGAAGGCTCATCTATCTATAGTAAAAAATAGTCGACTAAATACGTCTGCTCGTTGCCGGTGGATAAAATGGATAAAACGTTCTGGGAAAATTCCAGCAATTCACCTCTTGGGAAAATTTTGGTGCTCCAAACGTACTGCTTTACAGTATGAGCGCGGAACGATTTATGGTCTCAAAAAAATTGGAGTTCGACTAATGAATGATCGAGCTACATCCCGATGAGAACCCTCGTCGTCGAGAACAAGTCCACGGGCGAAGACATTTCCGTCGGCTCTCCTTATTGGAAGCGCCTGATCATCGATCCACAAGTCAGCATGTACAACGAGGGCGCAATCTCACTCGGCTACGACGCGGTGGGGGTGCTCTTCAATGTGCTGCGCAAACCTATGTTGCAGCCGCTGCAGGCGACGCCTCTCGAGAAGCGCACGTACACCAAGCCCACCAAGAAGGAACCTATCCCGCGCCTGTACGCCAACCAGCGCGAGGTCGACGAGACGCCGGAAGAGTTCTTTCAGCGGCTCATCGCGGCGATCGGCGAGAAGCCGGATTACTACTACCGTCGGGAAGTGGTCGTACGGCTCGAGACGGATCGCGTGGACAACGCGCTCGACGTCTGGCAGACCGCGGGCCTCATCCGCGACTCGCGACGCCTCAAGGTCTGGCCGCGCAACCCCGACCAGTGCATGCAGTACGGGCGGACGTGCGACTACTTCTCGGTGTGCACGGGTGCGACCACGATCGACGATCCAATGCTTTTTCGCGTGCGCACCAAGAGGCACGAAGAGCTCGACGCGCAGGGCGAAGACGTCCTTACGCAATCCTCGATTCGATGCTACAGAGCGTGTGCCAGGCGCTTCTTCTTTCGGTACGAAATGCTGGTCGAGCCGACGGGGCCCAAGCCCGAGCCGCTACGGATGGGAAGCTCGCTTCACCGGGGGCTGGAGCACTGGTGGAAGTCGGGAGGGGACATCCAAGGGGCGCTTCTGAAGCTGGATAACGAGGACCCCTACGACAACGCGCGTGAACGGGCGATGATGATCGGATATCATACGTACTGGGGTAAGCCCTCGGGGGTCATCTCGGTGGAGAAGGAGTGGTCGATCTCCTTGGTGAATCCAGACACCGGGGCTGCTTCGCGGACGTTCGTGCTGGGCGGGAAGACGGATGCGATGATCGAAGATGACGGGTCGGCTGGTGCTTCTGCAGCGGGTTCGATTCCTGTTGCGACCACGGAGGTGAGTGATGGTGGATCTGAAACGCATACGGAAGGGGACGATCAAGCGGCCCCCTAGGGTTCTCATCTACGGGTTCGACGGCATCGGGAAAACCGGATACGCCGCTGGCGCTCCCGAGCCGTTGTTCCTCGATGCGAATCGGGGGAGCCACAACTACGACGTGCAGCGGGTGGACATCGCGGACTGGGGGGACATGCAGGAGTGGCTTCTAGCGGTCGAGAACGGGACGGCAGCGTGCAAGACGCTCGTCCTAGACTCAATTACTGACATCGAAGCGATGAGCCACGAGTTCCTCTTCAAGGGAGGAACGGTTACCGACCACAAGGGCGGATACGGCAAGGGCGACGATGCGGTCACGGTCGAGTGGCGCAAGGTCATCTCGCAGCTCGAGAGGATCTGGTTCAGGGGGATCGCGATTGTCGTCGTCGCGCACGCGCGCGTGAAGAAGTTCGAAGACCCCACGTCATCGGTGGCGAGCGGCGGGTACGAACG